TCATTTATCTTCTTCCCTTTCTTTGTTGTATTGATTAAGTGCCTGGATGGATGCCTGGATAAAATTAACTTGGGGGCGTTTGACTTCCGTAGCAGATCCGGCAGCTGCGTTCATTTTATTAGCACAGTCCGTAATGATCTTAATCGTATTATTTACATCTTCAAGCAAAGCCCCTTTTGAAATAATATCTTTTGCCTTATCTATGGCCACACCTAATAAATCATTAAGTTTACCATAATTCTCCCTAAAGAACTTCAACTTAATTTCGCCTATATCCAACTCAGATTCCAATGCCGCACGTCTTACCGGCGTACTATCAAATTCACTATTATATTTCTCCTTCCATCCAATCAATGTTTGGTATGCAACCCCCATCACTTTAGTCACGTATCTATAGTTATAGTTATGATCACGCAACATTCGCACTGCTTCTAATTTCTGTGCTTCAGTATATTTACTTCTTCCAGCCATTTCAATTTATATTTTATTGATTCACAAAGTTATAAAATATAATCATTAAACTAATACTTTAAATACATGAAATTGTGAAACTAGCAACAGAGGTTTGAGCTACAATGGTTTACTTTGCTTATTAATCAATAATCAAAATTATGATAGGAGCAATATTGGCAGGAGCGTCACTCGCAGCGGGATTAGCTTCAAGTATATTTGGAGCTTCCAAATCAGCAGCCGCGGCCAGAGAGCAACGCAAACTTATAGATAATCAAGAGGCAAAAAATAATGCATGGTACGAACGGAACTATTACCAGAATTATATTGATAGTAGCGAGGGAAAAGCCGCACTCAAAAGAGTTGAAAGTACTCTTCGAAGACGTAACCAGCAAACAGATGCACAAGCAGCAATTACCGGAGCAACACCCGAATCTGTTCAAGCACATGAGCAAGGGAACGCTGAGATTCTTGACAACACCGTTTCAAACTTGGCAGCAAGAAGCGATGCACGTAAAGATAGTATCGACGCCATCAACCAACAGAATCAAGGCAACATTACCCAACAAAGAATGGGACAGCAACAATTGAATGAATCGGCAGGCGCACAACTGGTTTCTAATGGTATTGGACTTGTAGGCTCTGGACTTTCTTCATTGGGCAATTCTATAGACAAAGGTAAAAACAACGCCACCGGAGCTAAAGAGCTCACAGGAAATGACGCTGTAAAGCCTACAATAGAGCCTACAATGCCAACCGATAAACTAGAAGTCAAACCTGACTTCGGTAATATCGATGCGAGCAAAATAAATGCTCCGGAACAATCTCTCAACCCTGACTATATCAATAAGAAACGTATTCCAATTCAATAAGCCATGTTAGACGATAATAAAAAAGATGCTGTCAATGGTGAAGAACAAACCAGACCAATAACACAGCCGAATATACAGCCGCAAAGTGGAGCGGATTCTTCAGTACAACCCTCAACTACAGTTCCCAGTATAACAAACAGTATACAGCAAAAGAGAAACGAAAATCAATCTGCCCCTCATATAGAGAAAGAGCCTCTCCCCGATTATAACGACTATACAAAGGGATTGTCTCCCAATCATGGTATCTTAGATATTGTTAAGCAGTATCGTACTCCTTCACGTGAGGAAGAACTTGCCCTAGCAAAGAGACAACGCAACGCTGCCATGCTTTCAGATTTGGGCAAAGTATTATCGCAAGGGTTGGCACTCGGTATTGGAACAAGAAAATTGCAACCTCTTCAATATTCTGCTCCTAACGCTGAAGAGCAAATCCAAAAGATAAGGCAACTGCAAGCAGAAGATAAACGTGCGGATCAAGAGAAAGAGGTCAATGCACGAATGAGAGATGCACAACAAGACATCGTAGACAAAGCTAATGCAGCTGCTGCATATAGAGATGAAGTAAAGTCCGTAAAGGGTAGAAATGCTGCCGCAGACAGAACAAATGCAGAACTTGACTCGAAAGCAATAGGTTATCGAAATCAAGAAGAAAAAAATAAGAATGATGCTAACTTTAAAAAGCAACAACTTACTCAAACGGCCAAAAGAGATACACAAGCCCACGCCGATAGAGTTGCAGAGATAGGAGCACGTTTAAAAGCTGCTATGATAAATGCAGCATCAAAAGGTAACAATGGTTCTTCCATCTATCCGGATGGCACGCCAAAGCCTAAAAAGTGGTATAGCATTAATGTGAATGAAGGAGGTAAGACGGGACATTGGATTTATCCGGATTATGCGAGGGGTATGGTGGCAGGACTCTATGAAAAGATGAAAGCTAAAAATCCCCAAAAGGTGGAAGATATCGAAAAGACCCAAGTCAGTATTGGAGCCGATCCCGCTCACACCAGAGAAGCAGTCGTTCAACAACTACTCCAAAATTATCCTGAGCTCACTAATCAGTTCACCAATATACCGGGTGTGAGCAGAGCAGCAAGAACCTATAGTCAAGCTCCCACAGGAACAAAGAGCGCACAGCCAAAAGAGGTACACTTCACTCCTATCAATTCCTTTAAATCAAGAAAATAATGGAAGCAAACGATAACAAGATTAAATATCAATTTTTTGATGACCAAGGCAAAAGTCATACGGTAGACCAATCGGAATACGAAGGAAGAGCAAACGATTATGCGAGACTGTATCCGAAAGATCAAATGAGAATGGTTGATAAGCACGGGCAAAGCGGGTTAGTTCCAGCCGGAGAGGTTGAAACAGCAATTAAGCAGGGCTATCGACCATTTACAATCTCTTACTCGACACCGGCACCTATTCAAAACACTCCATTGAACTCCGTACAGCCTATTGGCCAAACGATGGAAAATAAAGCCAGAGAAGAACAAGCACAACTACAAAAGCCTATACAGCAAATTCAAAAGACTGTCGACAAAGAATTTAACTCTCAGCCCGCAACCGTCAACCTCGGTAAAGGAAATGTTCCTGCCGTCCCTACTCCAATACAACCACAAAAACCTCTGAAGGATATAATCAGTGACTCTGACAAAGAATTTAATACATCCATCGCTCCCAAGATCGATAGTTTCATCTCACAGCATAATAATGCCGCTCTAAAAGAGATGCGTAGTAACGATGGCTTATTAAGTGCCAATCAGTATGCCGGAGCAATGGCCGCAAAGGGGCAAAGGTACATGAGTGAGATTGATGCTCAGAATGTGCTCAATGATGTGCGTAATTACATCGGACAGAAGACCGGTAACGGAAAAGGAAGCAACGGCGTTGACCCGCACACAGATAGAATAATGCAGCGTACGATTGACTATCTCGCTAAAAAGGATATGCCGAAAAGCTCTGTCGAATACATTCTCAAAAACATGATCGATGGTTCTCTTGTCGGGACAATCGGTAATGCCGTATTAGGAAAGAGTTCGACACAGCAAGAAGTAGAACAGAGAGGCAATGAATTATATAATCCTTCATGGGTAGAAAAAGGAGCCGCAGGAGCCGGAGCAATGGCTCTTGACGCACCGATATTCGGAGGGCTTGGAGGAATCTCTTCAAAAGCTCTTAAACTTGGAACAAAAGCACTCACTAAACATGTGGCACGACAATTGGCAGAAAAGGCTGGAGAGAACGTTATTTCCAAAGCTACTCTTGAACAAGCCGGCAGAATCGTTTCCCAAAACACACCGAAGATGATAGCGCAAAGAATCGGCATGAATGCGGCCGAAAGTGCATCAACACTAGGAATGTATAATACTGCCGATGATGCTATTAACCAAGCCATACAAATAAACAACGGCTCACAAGATAAATACAGCCTAAAACAAACAGCTAAATCAGGTTTAAGCGGTATCCTTATGGGAGGAGCTTTCGGAGTTACTGACGGAGCTTTTGCCGGCGTTTCCAGGGACATGACAGGTTTAAAGCGTGTCGGCACAGAAATAGGTGGCTTGGCTTCATCCGCAGCAGTAGGTACCGGAGTCTCTACTCTGGAAAAATATGCGCAAGGAGAGCCGGTCGATATAGGCGAAGACTATCTTACCAATATTGCAATGTTCGGAGCCATGAAGCTCCCACATGTAGGCAATATCAATTTAAAATCTGCAGACCCGAAGGATAAAGAAATACTCAAATCAACGTTGGCTTTTACACCTGAACAAAAAGGTGAGCTGAAGAACGCAGGTTATGATGCGAATCATCTGGTATCAACTATAGCCCAATTGTCTGCTAACAAGAAGCAAAAGGCTACAACAGTTGAGGGACAGAGAAATGTATCTTTAGTGGAAGATACCAATAGAGATAAAGAACTGTTCGGTAAAGAGTATGTGAAGATTATGCAGAATCCAGGTATTTCTCTTTCTACGAAATCAAAGTTGTTATATCTCGTTGAAGGTAAACTCGCCATGCAACCAGCAATTACCGGATACAAAACGAGCACAGACGAAAAAGGAGAAACAATACTTACTACTAATGATTGGGCCGGTAGGACCATTGACAAAAAGGCATTCAAAAATAACAAAGATGCAAACACATATATTCAGAAAAACAATCTCCTTAATAATTCGATAAGAAACAGTGTAGCTTTCTCTGAGCAACTAAACGACCGTGCCGTTGAAGGGGTTTATAAAAGACAAGCGATTCGGAATGTCGCAACCAAATACGGTATCTCCAGCGATACTATCTCTAAAATAATAGCAGATAAAGCCGAGGGTAAAGAACTTCCAGAGAATGGTGATAAGATTCTTGATGAAATAAAATGGACTGTTGAGTCTGATCCTGAATTCATAAAGAGAACATCTGCGGCAAAAGCACAGGACGTGAAAGATATGACGGGTATTGATGTCGACAATGCACTGAAGAAGAATAAAGCTGAAAGAACCGAAGATGAAGAAAAGGCCATATCAATGTATGCTGACAAACTTCAAAAAGGATTTAGGACTGAGGAAGAGTCTAAAGATGATAATATGGACTCTATTTTTGATTCCAACAAGCAGGATGAAGATATAAAGGAACCTACAGATAATGATATTCAGCAACATGAAGAGGATAATAAAACTGGCGATAATGCGACAGAACAAATGCTCTCCTATCCAAACAAAGAAGGCAAGATACTCCGGGTTCAAACTTTTGGAGGTGATATCATCAACATTATAGACGGACATTTGGAATTTGACGAAAACGGGAAAGTCGATTTATCAAAATCAGATCCTGAAATTTATTGCAGATACAAAAATGGAGATATAAAAGTAAAACCCACAGAAGATACTGTTTCCAAGCTTGTGAGCGAAACAGACGCGAATGAACTTGCAGCACAAGCAAAGCAAGATGTCGAAAACAAACAGTCCATTGAAAATTCGCCAGAAGAATCACCAATAAATGCCCTTGTACCCATAGACAAGGACCAACAAAGTGTAAGCAATGAACAAGAAGATATACAAACGCAACCCCAAGAAAATACACAAAGTTATCTCAACAGAATACCAAAAGATAATGAGGGCAATCCTCTCTTCGAACAGGCAGAACCGGAGAATACGGCAGGCGCATTGCTTGAGATGAATGACGGCGACAACACTGAGGCAATTGATACAGCCAAGCAAATGTCTAGCAATTATGAATCTGAAATAAAAAAGTTGGAAAAGAAACCCCCTATCGGGAAATCAGTGATAGAGATTCAAAATGCTAAAAAACAAAAGAAAGAAGAACTTACTAGGTTACAGAATCTTTATGATTATTGGAACGGTATCAGTGGCCTTCTTGAACAAACACCTACAGATCAAACTGCCGTGCCACAGTCTGTCGAGGAGCAGACAGCAACAGCCGATGTGAATAGCCAAGACTATAAGGAGAAGACACTAACTGATAAGCCCAAACGCAGTCGCGGATTCTATTCCAAAGAGAATGACGACATGGGCGCTCCGAATTCACTGAGAGAAGCTGTTGTTCGTGAAATAGCTACAGGAGGGTATAAATTCCAATGGAAAGATAATGAGAATAATAAAACGAAAGGTCTTGCAAGTCATCTAGGATTAAAGGGAGATGAAAGTGAACGTAGGGGCATGATTGGTTTTCTTTCCGCCCCGGACAATGGGGGGCTTCCTCCAGAAGTGGTTGCCGAAAAGATGAGAGGTGATCTAGGAGAAATGTTTCCGTCAGCGACAGACCAAGATATCTTCAATGAGATACTTGATGTATTCCATACTTACGGAGGTAGCAGAAGAAGTATGTGGGAAGAGGCAAAAAAGCTTCATGGCCAAACAGAAGAAGATGATCCGGAGTATAGGCAATATCTTGAAGATATTCATCAAAAGATAGCTTCTTCCTATCATATGACTCCAGAAGAATATGATTTATACAATGAATACATACCTCAAAAAATAGAAGAAGAAAATAATACTATGACCGATAACGATTATAGTGATTTTTTAAGTACATTAGCAGAACAATATAATAAAGAAGACAATGACAGCAGAAGAGAAAACATTCATAGACAACTACCTGAAGTCGAAACCGTACAAGGAGATAATAGCAGAAGCGGGCCGATATTGTATGGAGAAGAAAATAGTCACGGCGAAAGATATAGAAATAGCGAAAGACCACGGCAGGGAGGGAATGCAGAACCTGACAAATACGATGCTAACAGCTTACCTGATAGCAAAATATCGGGAGAACCAGAGCTAGCCAATAAGGAGTTAGAGAAACAAAAAGATATATTTGAAAAGCCTTCTTTAGATAAGAATAAAGAAGTATCTTTGAATCAAAATAATAAAAACGATGGCAGAGAAATACAACAACGAACTGACGAAAGAGAACCCGTACTTCAACAAATTTCACAAGGAGAGCACGGAGAGGTGCCTGAAAGAAATGGAGGGTTGGAGCAAACAACAGGTGAACTCGAAAGACGCTGCCGAATATATGAAGCGGAACTTAGCAGAAGCGGAAAGACTTTATCCGTCGAAGAAAGAAAAGAAATAGAGAGACGTACCACAGAGGATTTCGCAAAAGAAAATGGTTTGTGGATTCCTATGAATGAAATTTTTGATCTCGGAGTGCCGGGACCAAGTGGCAATGAAAACGATACTTATATTTCGGGCAACGACATATACAAAGTCAACAACCTAACGAATAGCGATAGTATTGTTTCCATGCTAAACAAGACATCGCTTCATAATAAAATATTCCCCAATACAAAATACGATTTTGTCGGATTCACCGGATTTGATAAAAGAAGTGTTTTCCCCGTATTAAAACAGAGATTAATACTAAACGCAGTTCCTGCATCTCCACAAGAAATAAAATCATATATGAAGTCTCTTGGATTCAAAGAAACAGGAGAGGCCATGTATTCCAATGGGAAAATCATCATATCCGATTTACGCCCTAGAAATGTTCTTAAATCTGAAAGTGGAAATATTTACGTCATTGACGATGAAATAAAAGAAGCCGATTCATCTTTTGTATCCCCTGAAAAGAAACGTGACGAATCGATTCTGAATTATGCGAATCGTATTGCTGCAGCAAAAGAATTACATGATGAAGAAAATAAAGTAGTCACCAATCCTACAGACGCACAAAAGGAAGCCGGTAACTATAAGAAAGGCCATGTAAAGATTGACGGGTTTGATATAACCATAGAAAATCCTAAAGGCTCTGTGCGTAGCGGAACCGATGCAAATGGTAACAAGTGGGAAACTGAAATACATAATACGTACGGCTATATTCGAGGTACCAAAGGTGTTGACGGGGACCACATAGATATGTTCCTTTCAGATCATCCGGAAGAAGGCAAAGTCTATGTCGTTGATCAGATCAAACCGGACGGCTCTTTTGACGAGCACAAGGTAATGTATGGCTTCAATTCTACAGAGGAAGCTAAAGAAGCTTATCTGGCCAATTATGGAAAGGGTTGGAAAGGACTTGGAAACATAACTCCTGTTTCTAAAGAAGAATTTAAAAAGTGGATAGACAGTTCAAAAAGAAAGACAAAACCATTTGCAGAATATTCTACGGTTAAAACTGATGTTGAAAAACAACACGATTTATCTCCTTTGACCGAATCGAAAGATATTCCCGCAATGACCGAAGAAGAATATCTTGCATCAGAGGGATACGACTTTTCGGGAATAGGCGATTCTGCATTACATAAAGGGAAGCAAAAATCAGAAGCCCAACAAAACAAGGTTGTTGAACTCCAACACAAGAAAGACGTGGAGTACACTAAAAAGCGTGAAGAGTTAAGAAAAGAATACCGGGATAAACTTGCGAAAGGAGAGCTCAGACAACCCAGTCAAATAGAAATACTTGTAAAGGCAGCTAAGGGAAATCCTAATTTGGAAAGCACAAAGGCCGCTTTACGTGCTCTTAAAAAAAGAGGCGTCGATGTTTCCGATATAGAAACGACGGATAGTACCGCGATGCCGCTGGTAGAGTTGATTAGAGAAAACAAACAGGAAAACAATGATAAAGATAAATGGCTAAAAAATAATGATTTGGATTTCCTTGTTGATTATGCAAAAGATGATGTAGATAAGTTTCACGACTATGCCAGAGCAAAGAAGAGACTTGATCTTATATTGAGAAGGTATGATGCATCGTTGAATATCGGGCTTGTTGAGAGACGCAAAAAGGTGGCTGAAATGCGGGAATACTTATATTCCCGATTCCCTGAGATAGAAAGACATATAGCAGAACAGGAAGAGCGCCATAGAATAGCCATCGGGCAAATGGAAGCTTCACGCAGGGCAGAGCAGGAGAAAAAAGCAGAAATAGAGAAAGCGCAACTAGAAGAAGAGGAAAAACAGAAGCCCTATACACGTATGAGTGCCGATGATTTGGATAAGACATATATGGATGCCGTCAAATCAAAAGATGAAGAAGTTATGCGCAGGTGTATAAATGAAGCGGCAATGCGTAAAGGGTATTCAGACGTGGAAAGCGATTATCAGGGCGAAGGAACATGGGTAGCTCCAAGCAATGGCTTCGATACGACAGAGGAACGTCGCTCTTATATCGATAAAGGCGATAACACGGATGTGAATATTGAAGATATTGCGGCCGGCTATTCTCCGCAAGCTGACGACTATTTTTCCAATGACAGAGCATATAGCAGAAGCGAAGAACACAGCGTTGAATCCGCACATGCGATAAATGAAGCGATGGAGGCTGTGAAACGTGGAGAAAAACCGATGGTAAAAGTATATCGAGCCGTCCCGACTGATATAAAGGAAAGCAAAGTAAGAAATGGCGATTGGGTAACTCCTAGTAAGAAATATGCGGAGATGCACGGTAATAACCGGCTAGAGGGAAAATATAGACTGATAGAGCAGGATGTTCCAGCTAATGAACTCTATTGGGACGGGAACGATGTTAATGAATGGGGAGTTGATGACGGCAGTTCTTACAGATACAAGAATACGAAAAACAACCGCAAGCTGAATGACTTAATCACCCGTGACGATAAAGGAAACATCATACTTCCGTCCAAGCGTTTCAACCAAGGAAAAAGTGACATTCGCTTTCGGGAAGATGCCATACCAAGTAATAGCCCTACGACTGCAAATATAATCAAAGATTTCAAGAACCCAACATTGCAAGACGGAAAGATCATGTCTGCGGCAGAGGAGCTTGCAAAGACTCTTAACACCGAAGTACATTTTACAAATTCCGAGGATATAAAAGGAAGTGACGAATACTCGATCAAAAAAAGAAATTCCAAAGGCTGGTATGATACACGAACTGATGAAGTTTATATAAATCCTAAAAACAACATCGACGAAGAAGATGTTAAACAAACTATCCTTCACGAAGTCGTTGCGCATAAAGGACTCCGTAAATTGTTAGGTGACAGTTTTGATGATACCATGAACGACATATTCCGTTCACTACCTGAATCAGAAAGAAAAGAAATTAGTGATATATTCCTAAATAGTAAAAGTTGGGATACGACAGAAGCCGCAGAAGAATATTGTGCCCGCCTAGCAGAAAGCGGAATCGATAAACCGACTATTTGGAAAACAATCATATCAAAGGTTAGAGAACTTCTCAGAAAAGCCGGTATAAAGATTAAGATGTCAGACAATGATATCAAGTATTTGCTTTGGAAGAGTCGCAGACATTTGGAAGATACTCCAGATAATTACAGTAAAGAATTCAAAGTGAAAGATAATATCTACAAAGACGATTTCGTAGATAACAGAAAAGCTACTCCCCTCTTCCGATTGGATCCGCAAAAACTCTCGGAGAAAGATTTCAATGACATAATCGGAATAACAAAAGAAGTTGCCATGCTCAATGAAGAAGAACAGAACGACTTTATAAAACGGATGGAACACCAGGTATTGTTTGAATCTTGGGTAGACAAAATGAATCCTGTAAGAGTATTCCAAGAGACAGTAGCAAAGAAGTACAAAATGGAAATTCCGGATGAGTGTGACGCACACCTGTCATCTATTGTAATGACCTCAAGAGCCAGATACGAAAAGGACACTTTCAAATCGATTGTTTTTGATAGGATGCTTTCAGCAGTCAATAAAGTTGGTGAATATGATGATGTCATCAATTATCTAATAGCTAAGCACGGCCTTGAAAGGAACGTTTACATGCGTAAACAAAAAATCGAAGAAGCTATAGCACCATTAAAAGAACAGATATCCCAAATAGACTACCTTCTTTCAAGACACAGTATCAGTGAAGAGGAAGCGAATGCCCAGAGAGAATCTCTTGAAAGCAAAATCAAAAAGATTGCAACAAAAATCACTGAAGATTTTGCCAATGAAGATTTTGCCGGATTAACACAACTCCAAAAAGAATTGCAGGGGGATGATTCCGACTTAAAAGATATTAAACTAAATGAGCCATACATCCAAAATTTTGTAGACGAATTTGAGAAAAGCCACAACAAGGATGATATATCTGGTATGTGGGACAATATACATGAAGCCACTAACTTTTGCCTCGAGACCCAAAGGCTATATGGATGCATAAGCAAAGAGCGCATGGAACAAATCAAGGCCATGTATAACTATTATGTTCCACTAAGAGATTGGGCAGACCCACAAGCAGAAGACTTCTTCACTTATTTTTATAAGGATCGCCATGATCTTAATATACCTATTCAAAAAGCCAAAGGACGTAAAACTAAAGCAGGTGACCCGATAGCCAACATCGGTTCAATGGCTGATAGCGCTATCGTGATAGGAAATAAAAATAGGGTAAAACAACATCTGTATAGATTGGTATTCAATTATCCTACAAATCTTGCTCATGTATCTCCTGTGTGGGTCGCATGGAATCCGAACACACTAACGTATGAAGAGGTAGCCTTTGAAGGGGTTGACAGCAAAGGAAACCCTCTTGATGGAGAAAATTACGATACCGCTTTTGAAGAGTGGAATAACCGAATGAAATCATTAGCGAAGCAAAACATCGTAGTACAAAAGAATGAAAAATTATCTATCGGCGTCCCTATTAAAGCATGGCAAGCTAAACAGCACCAAGTAAGACTTACGATAAATGGAAAAGACTACATTATCAGTATGGATTCTTCACCTAGAGTAGCACAATCCATCAACGGAGATAACATAGATGAAGGCATGCAGGCATTCCAGAAACTTAAAAATGCGACGAATTGGATGGCCCGAAATTTCACATCAAAAATGATAAATTTCGTGATTAAAAACTTCTTCAGAGACTATACCGGAGCTATCACATATAACTACATATATGGATACTCAAGTATGAAAGAGTTCTTTGAAGCAGCTCCGAAAGCGTCTAAAGTTCTTGCCGAATATTTAGCCACCAAGAAAATACCTGAGGGGAAATATGGAAAATATTTGGAAGAATTTCTGAAAAATGGTGGAGAGACGGGATACACCAATTCCATGTCATATAAAGATTACTTCAAAGAAATTCAAAACGAAATAGACAAAGTAAAACATCCCACTAAATTACATCTTTTCCGATGGATTGGTAATGCAATGGAAGTCCTTAACAGAGGTGCTGAGGATACTACCCGGTTATCTGCATATATCGCATCTCGAGAAGGTGGCAAAAGTATCATGAAGTCTATATATGCAGCAAAGGAAATATCCGTAAACTTTAATAAAATGGGAAGTGGACGAAATGGGAATTCCTTTATTAGGGCATGGGAAATGTTCTTAAATGCAGGAGTGCAAGCATTTAATAACACTAACAGAGGATTCAAATACCACCCTGTCAAATCTACCATAGCATTTGGAACATGGACTCTAATAGGTGCAATGAAAGGTATTCTCCAATCAATATATGGTGATGATAAATATTATCAACTACCCGATTGGATAAGACAAAATAATTTCGTTATTAGCGCTGGAGGAGATTTGGTACTAAATTTACCTCTCGCACTTGAAATAAGACCATTCTTTGCGATGGGTGATATACTTGCTCAGATGATATTGGGTAAATATCATGGCAAGAATGCCGCTACAGATATAGCAACCAAATTTATGGAAGCTGCTCCATATAACTTTATGGAAGGGAGCAATAGTAAGGGAGATACTTTCGAACAAATACTTGCTAATACACTAGCCCCTAGTGCGGTAAAACCTCTTATAGATGTCTATTGGACAAATAAAGATTATACAGGCCGACCAATATCAAAAAGAAATGAATTCAACGAATATGTTCCTGAATATAAAAAAGGATATAGAAGTACTTCCGACTTGGCAATAGCTATTTCAAAGGGTATTAATGATCTCTCTGGAGGGGATATGGCAAAGAAAGGTGCTTTAGATTCTGAACTGACGAACCCTGCTGTAATGGAATACCTATTCAACAATTACGGTGGTGGAGTATTAAAACAAATTTATGGTGTTGCCAAATCGGGATATAACTTAGTCACTCCCGGCAAAGATGTTGATGTTAGAGACATACCGGCCGTCAGTGCTCTATTATATAAATTTGATAATAGTAAAGGCAATTCCAATATCAACGAAAGGTATTATAGATATTTGGACGAGTACGAAGAAAACCAAAGCCAAGACAGAGAATATACAAAAAGTATAATGTCAAGTGAGAAAGGTGCGGTAGAGCATTATTTTAATAAAAAAGCCAATCTCGAAAACGAAAAGGACATGCAGATCATCGGAATGTATAAAAAGATAATAGAGACTATTCAGCAAAAAGCCAAATCCATTCCGGATGGCAATGAATCAGACCAACTTCAAAAACAAATTTATGGACTCAAGAAGGCTATGGTCGAACAGCTTGAAAAGTAATATTGTCAAACTAGCAATGTGGTTAATCAGAATGAAGTTTACATTTGCTTAAAATTATCAGTTATGAATAAATTCTTAAACAGTAAATACGTTAAACCAAGCAAGAAATCTACGGCTATTCCCAGGGAAAAGGGAAAAGCTTATGACATTATTCAGGAGTGCGCAGCTTGTTGGAGTTCGTTGGAAACAGTCAGAAAAAAGATGCGTCGAAGCGTTATGTATGCCTACGAAGATCAATGGGGAGATATGATAAAGGACCCTGAAACAGGATTTATGATAACAGAAAATGAGCTTATCAGAAAACAAGGCAAACAACCTTTGAAAAATAACATGATAAGCCCCATTCTAAAAAACGTTGATGGCCAATTCAGAAATAATATAACCGAAACCATTTGTTCCGTAAGAGATCAAGAAGAAGCAAAAATCGGTGAGATGATGAGCATAGCCCTTGAATATGTTCAAGAGCTAAATGAAACTGTAGAACTTGACTCTGATACTCTTAGAATGCTTTTGCTTGGAGGTTTTTCCGCACAGCGAATAGAATACGGTTGGAATCCGAATAAGAGAATGAATGATGTCTGGGTGTTCGGAGTAAATCCTTCAAGAATGTTTTTCAATACTGATATGGAAGATGTCAGAGGATGGGACCTTAACTTGATAGGTGAAATCTATGATATGCGCATTGAAAATATCATAGCAGCATTCGCACGCAGTAAAGAAGATGAAGATTGGATTCATAGCATATATGGCCGAAAAAGCACATCCGTATTTACGGAAGTAGATGGAATGCAAGGGAATCAGAACAAGGATATGACTTTTTTTGTCCCTTCAAGAAGTGATATGTGCCGGGTTATTTTTGCATGGAAACTTGAAACACGACCTGCAATCTACTGCCATGATTATTTAAAAGGAACTTTTTATTATGCAGATAAAAACAAAACACCTTTTATTGATGCTGAGAACAAAAGGAGGATTCAAAAAGCAAAAGAAAACGGAGTTCTTCCAGAAGACACGCTCCTTATCGAATACGAATATGCCAATGAACTCTATTGGTACTACAGATATATGACGCCAGCTGGGGATATATTGCAAGAAGGTAGAAGTCCATATTGGCATGAGCAACATAATTATGCCTTGATGATTTACCCTATGATACAAGGGCATATATTTAATTTTGTTGAAGACTTCATCGATCAGCAAAGAGCGATAAACCGAACAATGATGCTTATCGATTTCATGAGAAGTTCTTCAGCTAAAGGCGTCCTTATTGTTGATGAGAGTGTATGTGAAAGTATGACAAAAGAAGATATCGTTGATGAATATGTCCGATATAACGGAGTCATATTCGTTAAGCTTAGAGAAGGGAAAAACATCGATAATGTCATCAAACAATATAATGGCGGGGCTAGTCTTGCAGGTGATTTTGAACTTTTGAATTTACAACTCAAACTCATCAATGATATTGCAGGCGTAAATAGTGCCATGCAAGGAAAAGAGGCGCCTTCCGGTACCGCAGCTTCTTTGTATGCGCAACAAGTACAACAATCATCTCTGAATTTAAAAGGATTGTTCGAATCATTTAAATCATTCAGAAAAAGACGAGATTATAAGCTAATGCAGACCATTCAGCAATATTACACATCTGCGAGACATATTGATATTTCTGGAAAGTTCTATTCTAAAGAATCCAGATATTATAATCCGGAGAAAGTTCAGAACGCAGAAATAGATATCCAACTTACAGACGGTACCAACACACCGGTATTTCAAGCTTTAGAAAATGAATTTCTGGAGAAACTATATCAGCAAGGTGCAATCGATATAAAAATCATGCTTGAAAATTGCTCTTATCCGTTTGCTTCTAAAATTCTGGAATCGATTAAGCAGAACGAACAAGCGATGCAACAAAGCCAACAGATACAAGGAGTGGATCCAAACATGATGCAACAAGTAACCGGTGCAAGTAACAATCCTCAAATGATGCAGAAACTTCAAAATGATAGGAATGCCTCTCCTACAGACGGAATTGTACAAAAAGCGGCTTAAATAATTAAATAACAGCTTCGCTCACATTCCTATTTTTAGTTTTGAATTTCATCTTAACTATAATTCGCGGCGGTGCCCATTTATAACAAATGTAAATGAGTATCGCCGTTGCCATTACTCTATCATCATGATTACCTTCAACGGCTCCCATCTCTTTTCCATTAGATTTTATTTCAAATAAATTGTACTCTAAGATTGTCGGAAGGCTCCTTTCAAGATAAAGATTATCTCTCATTGCAGCTTTCAAGAAATTGATAACCGTAGGCTTCGTGTGCACATTTGTATGAAAACCGTACCTGGTAGGCATACCCTGTTTAATCTGTTCCGGAGAAGTACGATAATATAGATTATCATAATAGCTTCTAATTTCATCCAATATATACTCAAAGTTGTCTCCTTCCGTACCATCTGTTTCAAGAGTATTGCTTTCTATTACCAAAAGAGCATCATTGTAAGCCTTGGCGATTTGAGCACCTTTCCAAATTAAAAGATCATGATCAATATGGCCATGCCACTCGGCAACAATCTCAGGTACTCCCCCTTCTAACATTGAGATTCTATCAGCGACTTTAATTTCCGAAGGATCTGAGGTTGAAGATACACCTCCGACATCTATAGAAACCACATATCTATCTCGACAGTCTATGGTTTTATCAGGCATACCCCATATCCAAAGGACATCCTCCGGATTCTTCTTTGTAGGAATAATTTTTTCGAAATGTAAGCCTTCAAAGGCTTCCTTTCCTTTATCCGAGTTTCCCACAAATTCCCCATAACAGATAGGATCAATACAAGTGGACTTGATATTCGAAACATATTTGATAGGAAATACTCTTCGCCCTGTCGATTGGAATGCTTCTTCTGCAGTAGATGGAAATTCACTACACATTCTCCATCTATCTGTTATCTCCTTTGACTTATCTCTATACCAATTAATGGCTTCTAGCGTTGCACCAAGTTCAAATAGCCAATATTCATATTCCGTAAGTGAGGCAATAAACGATGGATAATCTTTTTGATTGATAGGCTTTGAATAAATATCAATCATAAACCAAGGGATGAATACCGGCGTGAAGTTATTCTTTCCCTCAACCGCTTCTATCCATGTACGATGAAAATAATTCCCAACACCTTTGGCCGTTGATTCCAAGACTTTCAGAGTATAAGGACCGGAAAGAATAGAACCAAAGATTGATTGTACAAGATCTTCCGGTTTTTTCTTTGATGTTTCTCCCCAAATACCGACTTCAGTAAGATGGGCCATTGATATATCTTGGCTTCGAAGTGATTCGGGCCTTTCCGCAGAACCTACAGAATAAATAGACCTTGAATAATCTATTATTCTGGTTTTTTGAGAACCTTCAAAAGGATGAGTCGTCAAAGCCAAGCCATCGGTAGCCCACAATTCATAATGATCCAAAGCTTTTGTAAGCATGCCTCTAACTGTCTTGGCCTGTGCTTCGACAGCTCCACAAATTACGCTATTCCAATTATTTCGATGAACTAACTGAATCCATAACATGTAGAGCTGAGTAAGCGTAGAGCCGCCCCATTGCCTGGCTTTTAAAAGGATAATATCAATCGGAACCCCGGCGAGTCTTAATTCCTCCAGCTTTTTAAGGTAATACCTTTGAGCGCGATTAAGAGTGAACTTATCATCGCGACCTTTTCCTTTTATTGAAATTGTTGCAAGAGAAACCGCCCAATATTCAAAATCATACTTTATTCTTTCCTTACAGAAATTTATCCAAAGTTCATCTCTTAACTCATTAGTCGGTCCAACACCAAGAATGAACTTAATATAGCCGTCAATACCTAAATCTTTTAAACTCTGCAAAAATCCCGTTTTTACAAGGTCATTCGGCAAATACATTATCGGTAACGGAGCTCCCTCTATTTGAACTTTAATGCGTTCAATCGAATTGGACCCTTCACCGGTATAAGGGTTATAAGGGCATTTTATTTCTTTAAGCCTTCGATAATTTTCTTTTAATATGTCCGTTTGATTAAGCATATATCCTCCTACCTGCCAACAGACTAATTACATAAGAAAGCAGGAGAGAGTAAATGTGTATAAGGGTATTAATCTGAGGGGCAAAAATAAATGTGACGACAAAACTTATAATGGTCAATATCCAAATTTCACGGACAACTTTTTTAGGGATAGGCATTGTCAAATAGACTCCCATTAAGACCATTATTATGGCGGAGGCTCCCACCGTTGGAACTGAAGACGCTGAAAGGTATGCAGATACGGCCGGTATGAAAATTATCATAGGAATGAGTAACTTCATATTAATAAGCCCTTTCATAGGCCTCCAATAGCAGATAAAGACGCAAGAGTTGATTAATAAATGAATGAATGAAACATGCACATAACTAAAGGTAAATAACGTATACCAAGACGAATCAAAAGAATAGCCAAACGAGCGAATATCCGTACACATTCCAAGTGACCAGATAAATATTAATAACAGAATAAAATTCATTTTTTTCTAAGTGATTTATAGATTACCTGATACATTTCCCAAAAACTAAGATAAAAAGAAGGTGCTTCTTCCTCTAATATATCTCGAAGAATAACGTAGCGGTCCCCTCCTCCTCTCTCCGTAAAACGCTTGTATATTTCATTGTACATACTTATTTTATTTGTGTTACTAATGGGAATATCAAGCCCTCTATTCATTAAGGAAATAAATCTTCTTGAGTTTTCAAAAGTTGCATAGAATCTAGGAGCTGATTTTTTTGAGGTATGTTCTATTATCTCTCTCCAAGTTGCCAACGGGTTAATGTTATGTACACACTTAATGGAATCAAAATATGCATTAATAATATCTTTGTTTCTTATCGCAATAATTGTTTCTGACATATATTTCTTAATATTAAGTTATTACAAAGTTATATTAAAGCTATTGTTTAATGTTGCTGATTTCACAATAAGTTATCAACACCCGAATCCGAATAGTGAAGACAGCAACAGCAGAGATGATTTTTAATCCTTTATTTGCACTGAATTATAAATCGAATTTAAACGTCACGAAGAATGGAAAAAGAAGAAGATAAAAAAGTACAGCCAGAGGAAGAGGTTAATACCGAAACCGTAGAAAATGAAAAACCTTCTACTGAAAGCGAGAATTCGCCAACAGAAGAAACGCCACCTGCAATAGAAGCCCCTACAGAAGAAAAGAAGCCTTCAAAAAGAGATAAACTGAGAGAAATGCTCTCGGCACGATTTGAGGGTTATAACCCTGAGGACGAAGAAAGCAATGCGGAAATTATTGCCGGTTACATCAAAAATAACGATGAACAATCTGCAAAATTAGCCGAAGCACTCGCAAAAGATCCACGCCTTGCACAAGCGCTCTCAGATATAGCATCTGGAAAGCGTGGCAGTGCCGGAGCACTCGCTCGTTATTTTGGAAAAGATTTCCTCTCGGCCGAAGAAGGAACTCCAGAAGCAGAAGAAATAGCCAAAGCGGAAGAGGAACGGAAAAAGGAGTTGGACGATTATTCTGCATCGAAAAAGGTCTATGATGAAAATATCGATAAGACAATGCCTTCTGTCATCGATTTTTGCAAGGAACATGGATATGAGCCCAATGATTTTTTGGGTAGAGTCTGGGATGAAATAATCTCGCCTATATTCGATGGAACTTATACGCCTGAGCTGCTTGCAAAGCTTGATAAAGCATTCAATTATGATAAAGACGTAAATGATGCACTTGAAGCTGGAGAAGTAAAGGGACGAAATCTCAAAATTCAAAAGATGAGGGAAGATGAAGGTGACGGAATGCCCAAAGCATTAGTTACTGAAAATGCTCCAATAGCCAATAAGAAGAAGCATTCAAGTGGAATGATTGGCCTGGCGAAAATGGCATAATTAAATTTACTAATAAATTCATAAGTAAGAAAATGAGAAAACTATTCAAAAAGTTAAATGAGAACAGAGGGATTGTTATTTCTCTCACTCTGATGATTCTCTGTGTATTCTTTGGTGCGCAGGGCGTTATGATGGCCGAAGTGACCACGGTAGCCCCTGGTACACCTAATGCTACTACCGGGCAGCAGGGCTTGTCGACACAGGTACCGGGAGAATCAACAACGGTATCCAATGCTGAGGAAGCTGGCGGTGATTTGATTCAGCCTGAGATAGATGAAGAGATAACCCAAATTGCTTCTGACGAGTCCGTTATTGATACGATTAAAAGACGAGTCAAACGGCAGGTCAGAGTAAGTTCATTCGTTGTTGAACACTACATGATTGATGAAAAGCGCTCTTCGGCAATGACGATTAGTGCCTATACCAATGATGCCAAGGCCGAACGTGCCGAACTCAAATTATCTGCAGCTGACGCCAAGCTGTTCCAAGAGTACTATACTGTACTGTTGAAAGGTGTAAATGGATACGATTCCACAGGACAGACAAAATTGGAAACAGACCTTATGTGTTATGTAGTTTCTCAAAACGAAACGAACAACATGCCTATTATTATTGCGATCAATGGACCAAAAGTTAATAAAGAAGACTCCTCTTGTTACGTACCAAATATCCCTTCTGGTACGGAAATTATCCTCTTGAGTTCTGCCGGATATGAAACGCAAAAGTACATTGCTCCCAATACAATCTTGCCAACTCCGGAAATCGTTTACCTACAGAAGCAACTCTGTAACAATATCGTTTCCGATTATTTCGACGCCCAAAAGAAAAAGATACCATTCCAAAAAGCGACCATTGCAGAAGCGATGCTTCGTCAATTTCGTTTGGAAAGCTGCCGTACGGCATGGGTAGGTCAAAAAGGAAAAATAAAAGTAGCATCACAGGATAAAACCTTGGGAAAACAGGATGTCTATTTTTCACAAGGTGTTCGTTGGCAAATCAAACGTCAATATGATTTATCCGAAAAAATAACTCTTGATGATTTGATCAATCTGTCTATGGTCAAATTCACAGGACTTAACTGCTCTAAAACAGCTGTTTGGTTACTTGGCAAATTATTGATGGCGGATATTCAGAAAATCGATTTAACCCTGCACAAGGATATCTCCATGGTAGACAGTGAGGTCTTTGGCATCAAGTGTACCAAGATCAAGACAGTATTCGGAGATATCGATCTTATTCATGACCCTGCTCTTAACCGTTTAGGCTATTCAAAGTGCGGCGCACTTTTGGACGAACAAGGCCTTGTCCGCTATTGGATGAAAAACGAAGAGAGCAACTCTGAAAATGTACAGGGTGAAGAAGCAAAACGTGATGTAGTCATGACAATAGACTGCCTCTGCTTAAAAGGATTTAGCCACATTTGGGTAGATGGTAGTGCAACTCACAGTGATATTCCGGGCGCTGCTAAGGTCGTTTCATCAGCTACTCTTCCTCAATCTCCTACCGAAGGGGATGTCGTTATTCTTTCAGCTGCAGCGGGCAATTTCGTAAAAGGCGACATCGTTACGTGGTCAGGTAGTGCATGGGTAGCTTATACAGGTGAATTACTTGCGAATAAAGCGTAAAGCATAAATTAATATAGAGGACGTCTCTAAGGCGTCCTCTTGTTTAAATATCATGTTATGAAGAAGACAAATATTACATACGAAATATCCGGTATAGTAGAAAGAAGCATTGTTATAAATATTTCAAAAGCAACGCTTCGCATTAATTTTGAAGGAGGAAGCATCAATTCTAATGGTACCATTCCTGCAAAATATACTACCGAAAGTGAAGCTATACAAAACGCCATAGAAAAATGCCCATTGTTCAAAAAGGGATCCATTAAACGTGGCGCGTCGTACGAAACTGAAGACCCTGACGAAAAAGATGAAGAGCAAGGAGAAAAGACGGATAAATCGGATAATGAAAACCCGTTTGCTAATAACGATGGTTCTACCCAGGGGAACACAGATCCTGCCATTTTTGCAGAAGTTACGAATCTTACTTCTGCCAAGGAAACCCTTCGTGCTAAATATGGCGTAGATTTGGCTGAGTTACAAAACAAAGATGCTGTCATAGCAAAAGCGACTGAACTTGGGGTAGAATTTCCTAATTGGCAATAACAATGACTGAACAGGAAATCATATCTAAAACCAAAGCAATAATGAATGAAATCGGAGAGGAAGAAAATCTTTCTCTCCTTTCAGAAGATACCGTCAAGATTGAAGAATATATGAAATCAGTCATTTCTGATGCGGTAAATATTATTATTGAAAATTGTCCCAACAGATGTGTTAACAGAAAGAATACCGATACAATAACAATTAGTAGCGGAATTATCACACTGCCTGGAGACTATGTAAAGCTTATCGCACTTCAGCTTTCCGGTTGGAAAAGAATGGTTTCCAAAACTTACCCTTTAGATAGTGAGAAATACAAACAACAAACAAATCAATGTACAACAGCAGGGGTAAACAAACCTGTAGTGATAGATTATTTTAATGGAGGGAAACCTTCTCTTTTATGTTTTCCGCCAGAGAACAATGTAAGCCTATTTGTTTATGAGGCAAAATACAATTCAGCAGACGGATTGAGTGGGCTAGACAGCAATGATCCTGTTGCCATTTCGATATGCTATATGTGTGCAAGTCTCGTTTATTCAATCTTTGAGAATCAGAACTCCTCAAAACAAATGAGTGACATTTCTCTTGGTTTGTTAACGCAACAGCAAAATGCCGTATAATATTAATGAAGAAAAAAGCGATATACAATTCATTGTTGAAGGCAATGAGGTTTATCTAAAAATATCCAAACTACCTAACGGCAGTGGAGGATCTTCACCATATATTATAAAAATTGGAGATGCCTCTACCCCATCAGATACCAATATCTTATCATCTTTAAGGGTTCTAAAGGAAATTTCGGATAGAGCTATTTCCAAAACGGATGCTGACACGGCTTCTGAAATCATCACTTTCCTCAAAGGTATACAAGTCGGCGGCAAATCATTATCCGACATCATCCTTTCGACTGACAATATCAGTGATACGGATATTAAAGATTCTTCCATCTTGTCGGCATTGAAAGCAGCAGGCATGTTTCTACGCAAGGACAAAGAAGATTCTACCGAATTCCTCGTCAAGCTGCTTGGTGGCATCGTTACGACATTTCTGAAGTCTGACAATTTCGAATCGGGTCAATTCGGTTCTGGGTTTGGCGTTTACAAAAAAGCGAACGGTAAGTTTATTGCCGAAGTCGATGAGTTGTTCGTACGGGTAAAAGCTATTTTTAATAGTCTTGAAATTCGAGAACTCTCGTACGTTGGTGGGAATATTATATTCTCGAGTGCAGGTTCGAAAATTGTCCGTGTAGAAGAGACTTCAGACACTTATCGTTGCTATTTCCTGGCTGATGACGGAACGACGGCCACGACGAACGGTTTTGCCGTTGGCGACCAGGCACGCTGTCAGACTTTTAACATCAAGGCGGGCAAATATACAGGTGTGGCTAATAAGTATTATTGGCGGCTTGTCACGGCTGTCGGGGACGATTATATTGAACTTTCAAAGACAGACTGTGACGGAACGGATATACCTACGGCTGGAGATTCTATCGTCCAAATGGGTAACAGGACAAATACCGACAGACAGAATCTGATCGAGATTGTCGTCACCGGTGACGATGCTCCCGCATTTATCGAATATGCGGGCGTGAATGCCTATTCGTTAGAAGGTAAAAGGAAAACGGTATTATCTCCTAAGGGGGACGAATTCGTTGCCAAATCATTCCGGATACAGACTGAAGATGGTAGCGTGACGGACTTAACACAGCATACCGGGTACCGGATTGAGAAGTTTACAAGTCCCATGTATGAGTTCTATACGGAAGGGCAAACTAACTACAAAGCCACTCTATCTATTCGGATATTCTACAATGAGAAAGACATAACAGATACGCTGCCGTCAACCCGATTCGTTTGGAGTAGAGTGTCGGAGAATACAGCCGGTGATCCTACATGGAACGAGCTGCATGAATCCTCCGCCTCTTCGATAGACATTACCTATCAGGATTTGGCAGGCGATACGGCTTTCATCTGTCAGTTTCTCGATAATGACAAAACAGTGATATCAACAACGAATTTCTAATTAAAAAAACATATTGTTATGATTCAAGCACAGACATCATTCTCGATAAAGAGAATCGTAAACGGTAAGACACTAAACTTTGTCTTATCGGCAAACGTTCCGACTACGCAGATATTCACACCCGATCCATCTACGTATGCACCGGACTTCGCGGCCAGTCCGTATCTCGTGATTACACCTGCATTGTATATCTCGGGGCAATCTTCCGACCAGATCGCAAAATTAAAGGCGGCTCCCACAATCACCATCAACGGAAGCGCAACGTTGTCAACGTTCAGCGCAACGGCATCGGCATCGGCTCCTTATGCACTGACAATCAAAAAGAATCTAGTTTCGGATTCGCAATATAGCATTGTCTTTAACGCCATTTATGTGGAGCCTACAACACTTGTCGAAATTCCGATCACAGCGACAATCAACATTGTTAAGGTATCGAATACCGGTACAAGCATAAGAGCGGTAGCATACGCTCCACAAGGTCAGATATTCAAGAATGGGCAGGTTTCAACACTCAAAGCCCACTGTGACATGTATCGTGGTTCCACTATCGATACGACGGATGTAACATATACGTGGGAGATTCTATCGGGTGGTTCATGGACGACAATCACATCATCCAATACGCTCGGTATAACCGGTTATAACACGAATGAGATTACGATACCGTCAAGCGCAGTACTCAATACGGCCATCTTCCGTTGTACCTGCAAGGACACCGATTCGGGTTCTTCAACCTATAACAAGACGGTATCCGACACCATATCACTCGTTGATATGTCAGACCCGTACGACATTGACGTATTCTTTCCTACAGGTGACTCTGTAGTTTCCGGAGGTTCGACAACCGTTCAGTTTATGATTCGCCAGGGGGCATCTTATATGACCGCATCGGGATTCACTTCAACGATGACGGTGAAGATTTACCGTAATACCGCAGCTGGAGTTCTCGATACCACATGGGGGACATCCGGATACAAGACCGCCACTCTTGACAGCACCAGTGGAAAATACAGTCTGGCCATTTCAGAGTCGGATTTAATATCCGGACAGGTAACCAGTTTCGGTTGTCAATTGGAGGGATAAGATATGACGATGCTGGCACAGAACACATTTACGGTTAAGAGAGCGACTAAGGACGGTTATAGCTGCTCTCTCAGCTCCTATTCCGTTATGCTCAATGCCGATTCCAATGGGGTCGTAAATGGTTTGTCAGCGGCAAATACGACCGTAAAACTCTATCAGGGTTCTACGGCCGTCACTCCTGTCATTTCAATCGATTCCGTTTCCAATTGTTCTGCCGGCATTTCGGGGCTTAATGTGTCCATTGCGTCCGTACCGAACAATACCAAATCGGGATATGTCGATATAAAGATTGTTTATGGTAGTTTTGTCAAGATAGAGCGGTATTCGTTTACCGTCGTTGATTATACGATTGTTAAATCCTATACGCAGTCAATTGTAGGAGATCAAATGACGAGCTATGCAACTAAAAACGCCGTTGATACTCTTGGCAAGACTGTTTTGGAGCAGTCTACTAAGATTGAACAGAATTCGAAAGATATAGCTTTAAAAGCGTCACAAAAGGATGTTACTGATTTGGGCGGTCGAATGAAATCGGCCGAAGCGAGTATAACACCCGATGCAATATGCCTTACCGTCGCCCAACAAACGGCAAACATCGCTTCTTATATGAGGGGTAAGATGTTGTATCGTGATCCGACATTTTCGAGCGGAAATAATGGTACCAACGTCTATAACAATAGCGGAGGGGGAACGGTTACGGTAGTCCGGACTTCGGGCATTAGTGGAAATCCAAATAATTCGGGCTATTGTTTGAAAGTTGATAATACAGGAACAGCCTCTCCGGGTTTGGGCGGTTTCTATTTTGCAACACAGACACGTGCGGGGGCGGTTCTTGTCACCAGAATCATAGCTAATATTCCTATCGGTTATACGATAAACTGGGCATCAAACGCTTATGGGTCGGGAGGAAGCCTAAAATGGTTGACTTCTCAAAAAGGGACAGGTACTTGGACAGAATATGTTTGTGTGGTGACATGCGGGACTACCGGCACATTCAGTTCTACAAACTTTTTCTATTTGACAGGTAGTGAAACGGTTACTTGGTATGTGGCTTATGCTACGGTGCTTGATACGACAGAAGTGGATGATACACCCACTACTGACGAAATAAAGGCACAATTCACGATTGACACAGACGGCATCTCAATGTTGGGTAAGAAGATCAGTCTTACAGGAATAGTTTCGTTCAAATCCTTATCCGATTATAGTGATGTGAACGGACGTATCAGTACCGCACAGGGTACGGCAGATAATGCCAAGAACAGCTTAGGCGCTTTAACAAAAAGCTTGGGCGGACTAGCTTATAAAAGCCTAGTCGAGCAGGCGATGAAAGAGGAAGGCTTAATAAGCGGTGCTTTTATTAAGATGAGTTTGATAGACGTTAAAAACGTCGTTGCACAAGGTATCAGTGCACAAACAATCGATGCGGGTAACGCCACCATTAAAAATTTAAGCGTCGATACGGTAACAATGACTAATGCCGATGTATCCGGAAAGATAACAGCGGCAGAAGGGACTATCGGACCATTTTCTATAAGTCCTAGTTCATTAGCTGCTAGTCAGCAAGATGGTTCGAGCACTTATACTTTATTGTTAAATGCAAATTTAGTAAAATTTACAGGACCTACATCTGCAGTACTTATTGGTGCAAATGTATTTCCATCTTCTTCGGGTGGCTTATTCAATACACCAGCACGGTATGAAATAACAAGGACAGCACGAGGTGACTGGGGCTATGGTAATATTGGCGTATACATTAAAGCTACGGGCATTTCTAATTTTGGTGATGACGATCCAAGGGCAGGTAATAATGCATTATACATAGAAGAAGGCTGCATTTGTGGTTTCAGATATAAGTTGAGAAGAGTGAGTACCAGCCAGACTTTGACCACGATGGACTCCTATATAATTACAAGAAATAATTCTGGAACTATTACTCTTACACTCCCACATGGGTGCAAAGATGGACAGGTCTTTTTTATGAAATCAGACCGCTTTACTTCTGGAAATTATATAATAGCGGCAGAAGGTGGATACGGAACACAAATTTATTGGTCTGGTAACGACGGGACGCAATTAACCATTAAAGACGCAAAAGAATATAAAGCAGTATATGACGCCTTTTATAATAGGTGGGGATTATCTATATCGGCATATTAACAAACTAAATAAATATAACAATGAAGATTAATTTTAGAGATTTCAAGACAATGGATATTGAAGGCAAAGAACAAGTGCTGGACATATCAAAAGAATTAGGTAATACTATTTATCGTGAAACGATGGATATCGGAGAACTTGAACTCGCCCGAAAGATTTACCTTGAGGGAAAACTTGAACTATCTGAAGGAGAAGTGGAAATCGTGAAAACGTTCATGGAAAGGTTCTTTAAAGGCTTCATCAAAGAGGGATTTTACAAGATTATCAATCCTAAAAAATAAAGATTATGACAAATTTGATTACAGAAACAAAAGTTGAAACGACCGTTACCGGTTCTTATGAAACTGAGACGGCCAAGTATGAAATTGAGTACAGATACGTGGGTAAAAAACTGACTGCCTGCGGCTGTACTATCAAAGACAAGCAAGGACAATATCTTGGAAATATGGCTTACGGTAATGATGCATCGGCCAATGTAAATGACGGCAGTACCTTGTTTGCTCACGTAGCAGTTTTCAATCAGTTGGTTACCGAAATTAAAACGAAAGTGGAAGGTACCACAGAAAGCGAGGAGGGCAAATAATGAAGATGTTATTTATATCGTATCTCCTCACAGGAGAAACATCAAAAATAGCAATGTGGTTGCTTGTCTCTGCGGTTTTGGCTGTCATTATAAACGTATCAAGTATCTTTGACTTGGTTACCGGCATCAAGGCTAGTAAGCGATTAGGTAACTTTAAAACAACCTCATTCGGGCTTCGTCAGACTATAAGTAAGGACAGAGACTATATGATGTATTATTTCCTGATGTTTCTGATAGATTGCTGCCTTTCCTTTTTTGTTGACTTTCCGGTACTTTGTACTCTTTGTGCCATATCAGAGATAATCATAGAGGTTATATCTATCCGGGAGAACATGCATAAAGGACGGACTGAAACACATGATCCGATCGCCATGATGCAAAGCATCGCCACTGCTTACGGACAAGACAAAGCCGATAAGATTTTCAATATCATCAAACAACAGGAGGAAAAAGACAATGAGAATAACGGTTGACAGACTTTGGAAAAAAGAGACGTATACCATCGGAAAGATGGCCATTGATGGGAAATACTTCTGTAACACACTTGAAGATAAAGTCAGAGACCTTACAAAAGAATCCAAAGTTTTCGGCAGGACGGCCATTCCTGCCGGGACTTACCGGGTAACGATGACTTACTCTCCCAAGTTCAAGCGAGTAATGCCACTCGTTAACGGCGTTCCGCAGTTTGAAGCTATTCGTATTCATCCGGGTGATAAGGCTGAAGATACGGAAGGTTGTATTTTGGTTGGCGAAAATACCGTGATAGGCGGACTGACTAATTCACGCAAGTGGTCTGATGAACTGAATAAACGCATTAAAAATGCTTTGTCTGGTAAAGAAGACGTTTTGATAACCATTAAAGATTGATGATATGAAGCGAAAGCAGACGTATATGTACACCATCATTGTATTTATGATGTTATTGACTTCATGTCGATCGGTTAAGTATGTACCGGTTGAAAGCGTACGGACTGAAACAAAGTATATTGATAAACTTGTACAAAAGCATGATTCCATCTATTTGCACGATTCCATTTATTCGTACATCAAAGGTGATACCGTATTTTGGAATAAGTATCGGACGAAATACGTGAACAAGTACATTTTTGGCACAGATAGCATTTACTTAAACAAAACGGATTCTATCCATGTTCCTTATCCGGTAGAGAAACAGCTCACCAAGTGGCAAAAAGTAGAAATAAATACCGGCAAAATCACAATAATCGCATTGATTGTGTTGGTTATTTCATCGGGAGTTTATATATTAGTGAAATATAAAGTGAAGAAGTAAACCGAGAGGTTGAAGAGATAATTTTAGATTGAGAGAAGGAAGTTCTGGAATTTTTCTAGGGCTTCCTTCGTTTTTAATATAAAAATGTTGTATTTTCGCAGAAAATATATTATAAAAGATGCATAAGCCAACAGTAATTGATCTATTCTCTGGGTGTGGAGGGCTGTCTTTAGGGCTATACGAAGCTGGATGGCAGGGATTATTCGCTATTGAAAAGAATGCTTTTGCATTTGATACATTAAAATTTAACCTTATAGACAATAAAAAGCACTTTAATTGGCCTGAATGGTTACCACAAACTCCACACGACATTGACGAAGTTTTAAAGAAATACAAAAAACAATTAAAAGCATTACGAGGTTTTGTTGATTTAGTGGCAGGGGGGCCACCTTGTCAAGGCTTTTCAATGGCAGGAAAGCGGGTTGAAGAAGACGTAAGAAATAAGCTCGTATTCTCATATATTGAGTTTATAAAGTTAGTAAAGCCCAAAATGATTCTTTTTGAAAACGTGAAAGGATTTACATATGCTTTCAATACAAAAGAGAACAATAACCGCATCCCATACTCTCAGATTGTAGCAGATAAATTAAAGGAACTCGGGTACAACGTAAAACCACATATTATAGACTTTTCAAAATATGGCATTCCACAAAGACGAAAACGTTTTATTCTTGTTGGAATCAACAAAAAACTAGGAGATGCAGAGCAATTTGAAAAAATGCTTAACCATCATAAAAAAGATTTTCTAACAAAAAAGGATATTAGTGAACATGTTTCATTAAAAGATGCCATTTCAGATTTGTTAAAGGTAAACGGAATGGTCCCTTCTCCAGACAGGAAGGGATTTATGTCTGGAAAGTATGGAGCATCTCAATCCAAATATCAAAGATTGCTTCGTGGTGATTATGCCCAAAATAATATGATACCAGATAGTCATAGTTTCGCAAAACATACTCAATCAAAATTAGAATGCTATCAAAATTTGCTTGTGAATTATCCTCTTCGAGGAAAAAGAATTGATGGAAAAATAAGAGAAGCGTGGAATATTAAACAAAGAGGAATAATCATTTTGGATCCAGATACCATTTCTCCAACGATAACTGGACATCCTGAAGACTATTTGCATTATTGCGAACCGCGAATTATGACTGTAAGAGAGTGTGCTCGTATCCAATCTTTTCCCGATTGGTATGAAATTAAGAAAAAATACACTACAGGGGGAAAAATGCGTAAAGTAGAAGTTCCGCGGTATACCCAAATTGGAAATGCCATACCTCCTTTATTCGCTGAACAGGCCGGATTAGTACTTTTAAAAATGTTGGAAAATGGAACACATGAGATTTAAAATTAGTTCAGCCTTAAAAGATCTTATTGGAAAGGATTTAATTACTAATGATTATATCGCTATATTTGAATTAGTGAAAAATGCTTATGATGCTTATGCTAATAAAGTTGAAATTAAATTTGAAGACGATAAGATTATTATTGCAGATAATGGTAAAGGGATGACCTTTGAAGATGTTCGTGACAAATGGCTATTTCTTGGCTTTTCGGCAAAAAAAGATGGTAGTGAAGATGACTATATGAAGCATCAATCATATAGGGATAATATAAAACGGCATTATGCAGGTGCAAAGGGAATAGGCCGTTTTTCATGTGATCGTCTAGGTAAGCATTTATTGCTTTCGACTAAATCAGCGGACTCTGAGTTCGTAGAACAGATCTACGTTGATTGGAGTCAATTTGAAAAAGATCAGCACACTGAGTTTGAACAGATTAATGTTGATTATACAAAGGCGAAAGAATATATTTCTTTCCCTAAAAATAAAATTACAGGAACCATATTAGAAATAGGCTCATTAGGAGATTATTGGGATAGAACAAAGATTTTAGAATTAAAACGATCTTTGGAGAAATTAATTAACCCTTTATCTGAAACGAATGACTTTGGTATTGAAATTATTTGCGAACGTGAATCAGAAAAGGACAAAAAAATAATTTCAGAGGGGGGATATGATCGTGATATTGTTAATGGAATACTGAAAAATAGCATTGCAAAAATTCTAGAGATCAAAACGACTCAAATAGAAGTTGAACTATCAGGTAATAACATTCAATCCAAAATTATAGATAGAGGAGTTGATATTTATAAGATACGTGAAGAAAATATCAATTTTCCGGAATTGAAAGACGTCAAGATTAGCTTATACTATCTTAATAGATCTGCTAAGATGAATTTTACGAAATTGATGGGTATTCAACCTGTCAATTATGGCTCTATATTTTTATTTAGAAATGGATTCCGTATTATGCCATTTGGAGCTCCCGGAGATGACAGCTGGAAATTAGACTATAGATCACAACAAGGAACTCGCCGTAACATAGGGACACGAGATCTATTTGGGCGCGTCGACATAGTTACCGATAACGTAGACGACCTAAAAGAGGTTTCCAGCAGAGATGGAGGATTTATAGAAACAAATGTTTCTAGACAATTAATGAAATTTTTCACTGTAGCTCACCGTAGATTGGAAAGGTATGTAAGTGGTGTTTTATGGGGAGAGGCATTTCTTCGGAAAGAATATTTTCGTCACCAAAATATTGCAGAACAAGAGCGTAAAAAATTATTGGAAGCAGAAAGTGAAAATGAAACTCCTGAATATATATTTAATTCTAGTATTGGCAGTAAAATTGATTTTGTTCAACTCATTAAGACCTTAACCAGAGATTCAAATGTTGAAATATTATATTATAACGAAGATTTAGCCAATATATTATCTGACCCAGAAACTTCAGAGAACATCAAGCCACAGTTTATTTCTGACTTAGAAAAAATAGCAGCAGATTTAAATGACAGTAACTTGCTCTTTAATATAGATGAAGCCAAACGTCGTATTTTAGAACTTCAAAGAGATAAGGAATTAGCCGAACAGAGAGCTAAAGAAGAAGAGACTAAAAGAATTGAAGCGGAAGAAAAAGCCAGACTTGCAGAATTGTCCAGAATTGAGGCAGAGCATAGAAGACAAGAGGAGGAAGAACAAAAAAAGCTAGCACAAATACGTGCTAAAGAAGCAGAATTAGGAAGACGTGAAGAAGAAGTCAAAAGAAAAGAAGCAGAACAAAAACGATTAGAGGAAGAGAAAAAAAGGGAAAAAGCGGAAGAAGAAAAAAAACGCGCTGAGAGTGAACGAGATATTGAGAAATCAAAAAATAGATACCTTATTTCAACTCGTCATATTACTCCAGAGGTTGAAGGTCTAATACACACGATTAAAATATCTTCTAACTCACTTTCTACCTCTGTAAGAAACATAAATAGTGAGCTAAAGGATTTCCCTAAATCAACTGCTTTTCAAAAAGATTTAGATTATATGCTCTTTCATGTTCAAAGAATTAATAAATTAAGTGAGCTTCTTACAAAAGCTGATATTAATATTTTGGGAGAATATACGAAAGTTGATATATCTGAATACGTACAAGAATATTTGACAAACTATAGGGATGCAAATACAATAGAAGATATTTCTTTCAAATCGAACGCCCCTGGCCCTTTAATAAAGAAAACATCACTACTTGACATCTCTGTTATTTTGGATAATTTAGTTAGTAATTCTTTTAAGGCTAATTCAAAAAAAATACATGTCGAATTTAGTAAGAATGAGAATCAAATCATTATCGATTTTTCCGACGATGGTATTGGACTTGACTTACAAAAATTTTCTACCGAAGATATCTTTGAAGAAGGAATCACAAATAGAAGAGGAGGATCAGGAATAGGGTTAAGCACTATACGATATAAGATGAAAGAGATTTTAAACGGTGATATTTCATTTCTTGGAAATGGATTATTCTATAAACATGGTGCAACTTTTAGATTAACATTCAAATGACGGAAAAAAATTGTATCATTATAGATGATGTAGATCAACAATATGAATTTGAATCTAATGTGAAAAGACCTTTAAGAAAAGAAGGATTTGATGTCCATGTCATACATATTAGAACGAGCTCCCCTGAAGTTTTAAACGACAACGAAGACATAGATATAGATAAATTAAGATCAAAAATAGAAGAAGCTTGTAAAAACAAAGCTATTGATGCCATTGCTACAGATTTTGGTTTATCTGATGATAATATTGATGGTATAACTGTTGTTGAGGAAATTCGTAGGGTAAGACCTAATGTCCCTATCATTTTATATTCTGGTACACTAGATAAGGTTATCAGAAGAATATTAGGTGATTATCCCCAAAAAAATGAGAGAGATTTAATATCAGAAATAAAAAAATTAATAAAATACAACATCAACGATTTTGTTGACAGAAATGATTATGCAAATGCTCTCAAAGCTTTATTAAAAGATAAAAAAGTACAAACCACATCATTGTTAGTTCAAAAAATAAGAGAATACGGAGATTTAACTTTTAAATCTTGCTATGAACCCTTTAAAGGAAAAACGTTAAACGATATTGCGGATGAAATAGATAGACAAAGTTCACAAGGACGTGACTTCCAAGGAGAGATTATGGAGCAAGTCATAGCATATATGATAAAGATAAATGAAAGTGATGAGTAAACAAATTATTTGTATATATCCATATGATTTAACTACCAATTTTTTAGAACCAATTTATAATATATTAAAAACTCAAAGTAATTTTATTGATTATAGAATTGATACGACAGAAGGTCCGGAAGTAAATCAAATGAAAGAAAAGATATTAAAATTAAATCCAGAGAATTGCATCCTTTTCTTTTTGGGACATGGCTGTAGTAATTGTTTATATGGTTCTCCCAAAAATGGGGAATTTATACCATTACTAACATTGCAAGATCTGAGTTTATTTTGTAATTATTCGGGTTTTATCTTAGCTTGTAGATCAAATGAATTTTTAAACAATCACATTTGCTCATATATAGCCTTTGGTAATATGCCTACAGAGACTTCAGAAATTATAGCAGAAAGAGACTTTGATCTAAATTATTGTAAAGGGATAGATGATATTTCAATAGAAATATATAAAACAAGCATCGTTGATATTATATCTCAAACAATTAGAGATTGTGGAGCAGAGTCTCTGAAAAACATTTATAGGATAATGATATTATTTACCAATAAGAGAATTACCGAAATATTAATCAATAAAGGGCATAATTATAGGAGAATTGCAGATTTATTATGTGAATGGAAAAAGGATATAGAATACCATGATAGTAAACAATAACCTATAAATATATTACAACAAATTTTCGACGCCATCGTAAACAAACTATAGCCACTAGGTGTTGTGAAATTCTGACATAGACGCTGGTTTAATTGAATACTTTACCACAATATCAAAAGAGGGACATCGCACGTCGATTGTTCCTCTTCTTACTTTTATGTTTAACCACTAACATAAATATTTTTCATGAATCATCATATTGAATGTATAATATATTTTTATAAATCTTTTTTTTACATAAAAAACGGTAATTAGCGAAACAACATTATTCATATTGTCAATATATTTGCATCAATTTTAATTACTATTTATTATGAATAACGAACCTGAACCTAATGACGCTGAAGAATTGTATAAAAGAGGTAATTCTTATTATTCCCAGGAGAAGTATAAAGATGCTATCGATGATTTCAGCAAGGCAATAGAGAAAAAACCATCTTTTGTAGAGGCATATTATAAAAGAGGTAAATCCTATGATGCACTAAAGATGTATAAAGAGGCTATAAGTGATTACACCAAAGCTATAGAGAAAAAGCCTAAATTTGTAAAAGCATATTATGCTAGAGGTAAATCCTATAATGCCCTAGAGATGTATGAAGAGGCCGTAGCTGATTTCAGCAGGGCAATAGAGCTAAAACCGTATTTTGCAGAGGTATATTGTAATAGAGGTAACTCTTATGATGCCCTAGAGAAGTATAAAGATGCTATCGATGATTTCAGTAAGGCAATAAAGCTAAAACCAAATTTTGCAGAGGCATATTGTAATAGAGGCAACTCCTATGATACCCTAGAGATGTATGAAAAGGCAATAGCTGATTTCAGCAAGGCAATAGAGCTAAAACCATTTTTTGCAGAGGCATATTGTAATAGAGGTAACTCCTATGATGCTCTAGAGATGTATAAAGAAGCGATAAGTGATTACAGCAAGGCCATAAAGCTAAAATCTGATTTTGTAGAGGCATATTATTATAGAGGAAACTCCTATGACACTATAGAGAAGTATAAAGAGGCTATAAGTGATTACAGCAAGGTCATAAATTCAAAACAGGATTTCGCAGAAGTATATTATAATAGAGGGAACTCCTATAATACCCTAGAGATGTATAAAGAAGCGATAAGTGATTATAGCAAAGCAATAGATTCAAAAAAGGATTTCGCGGCTGCTTATTTGAGTAAAGGAGATGTTTATTTTAATCAGGGACAATACCGAAATGCTATCAAAAGCTATGAAGGAATTATTAATCATTGCAAAGAAGATAGTTCTTATGATAAATATAAACTTACGGCACTTTTTTATATAGGCATTGCTTTTTCACAAATAAAAGAATACGAAGAATGCAACAATCATTTACTTACATATTTAGAATCAGACGAAACAATATCATCAACTAATAAAGAGTTTACATTTCAGATAATCGGTGAAAATTATATTCACATGAATGAAAATAAAAAAGGAATTGAATACCTTAATCTAGCACAAATTGATCCTATTGAAACTTTAGCATGTTACAATGATATAGAACAAATGCAAGATGTTACTTCTTCACTCATTGATAAGAATCCCAATTGCCGATTTAATAGAATTATAGCTCCGATAAAGGATAATGAAGAATTAGTTAATTCCTATAGACAAATATATTTATCTATATTAAAAATAATTTATTCCTTACTTTTAAAAGACGATAAAGAATATTCCTTTGCACATTATACAACTCGGAAGATAGCGTCTCTATTAATTCTTGACAAATCATCATTTTGCCTTAGTTCTGCCTTAACAACGAATGACCCTACAGAAGGGGAAATCTTAATGAAATATTTGAATATTAATACTCTCGAGGCGGATCCTGACATTAACAGATCAAAAGACATACATGACTTTCAAGCTTTTATAGGTTGTTTTAGCTTTAATGAAAAAAGTTTAAACCAATTTCGATTGTATGGAAAAGAGAATTCAGAAGAAGCCACAGGAGTTAGTATCGTATTAAATCATAATTTTTTTAATCAAAATATGTGTTTAGATATCCTACCGGAAAAACAAAAAAGAGATATACAGGAATGCAATGGAATAACGATAGATCATAAATATCCCATTTTTAGATGCCTTTACATAGATCCAGACAAAAAAGACATTGTCTCTTTAGGACATTCCGATGATAATGAGATAAATAAAAAACTAGAAGACATAAAAAAAATTTCAGGTGACATAAACGACATGCTAAGTAATTTACAAAATAAAGATAAAGACATTATTGAAAATCTATTCCTCACCCTAAGGTATTTAGTAAAACATGCAGCCTTTAAAGAAGAGCAAGAATGTAGAATGATTTGCATAAAAGACATGGATGAAGATGCAAAAAAAGAGAAAGAAGAAAGAGAAATTCTTTTTACTTCAGATTATTCTCGAATGCATATGAACTATCAAAAAATAGATAAGACCTGCCTAGAAAAAGTAATTTTTGGACCTAAAGCTAAAGGATTCGAAATTTTTAAAAAAGCTCTAAAGCATGAACATATAGATTGCGAATGCGAAAAGTCGGGCCTCCCATTTGCATAAAATACAAATTCTCACCCCTTTCCTATATAATAATTCGAACAAAAATATCATACAACAGAAGTTCGACGACATCGTAAATAAAATTGATATTGTGAAATTCTCGCATATATAAAAGTTTAATTGAACACTTTACCACAGTTTGAGAAGAGGAACATCATACGCCGTTGTTCCTCTTTTTAATTTTGTACTAGCAACAAGGGCTACTAATTTTTGCATTTGTAAAAAATATAGTTGAAAAAATGCCATTTTGCATATTTGTTTATATATTTGTATCAATTTAAAATTAATATTATGAATGACAAAGAAATAGACAAAGATGCTCTAAATAGAGAACGTGACCGATTATACAAGTGCCGTGATTTGGAAATATCTAATTTGTGGCAACGTTCAATATTTCTCTCTGCGTTTTTAATCTTATGCTTTACAGGGTATGCCTATATACTCATGAATATAGTTGATGCGTATTGGGGCAATAATAATATGTCCCAAATACAAGGGTCCTTTAATTTTGTATACAATAACTTTCCTCCTCCAAATTATAATAAGCTATTTTATCTAAACATGATAGCTGTATTTTTAGGAGCTATCAGCTCTTTTTTTTCTACTTTGTGGATAATGATGGCAAAAGGTTCCAAGGCATGGTACGAAGTATATGAAACAGCCATTGGTTATTTTGAAGAAGAACATCGAGAGGCTCTCGGATTACCAGCGGAGAATGTCATGGGAAAAATGGGAATTCCGAAATATTTATTGAACAATTGCTTATTCAGTGATAACGCAGGAGCTTATTCCCCTTCCAAAATAAATATAATAATAGGGCAAGCATGTTTAATTATATGGGCATCGATAACAATACTTCACTTGATATTATTAATATGTTTTAAATCTAGCTTCTTCTGGATTTTTTTAATTATTGTTATTGTTATTGTTGCTCCTATTTTGACTTTCTTATTTAGGAACAAATTAAAAGAATTAGGTAGAAGCGGACAATTACACAAAATTTGCAATACAAATGGTCATGTTCTAAAAGAGTAACTTAAAAAAACATTCATCGAAGATTTAAACATCAAAGAATGCTTCTGCACTTATCAGTTAACCGGGATGGCTCTAATTGAAGCATCTCATATGGCGTCAAAATAAATGGGCATCATGATGCCATGAATGATGCCAATATGTGTGGAGATATATTCGTCCACATCTGCAATGGTGACAAACTGTACGAATCGTTATTTAAGGTGAGAAAAGGTGGGAAAAAAGAATCGGACCAGGAAAGTGTAGATAAAGCAGAATGCTCTGATTGCAATATTTTTTGCGCCAAAACGGTTGTCGTCACTGGTGTATTCGGATGCCTAAATAGAGATGATATTGAAGATGTCATAACTTCCAAAAGCGGCCTGATTAGACATCCTATATCTGGTAAGACCGAAATAGTAGTAATGGGTAGAGATGCTGTTGATCTTTTTGGTAATCTCGCATTTTTTATTTGTTATATAATGTTCTAGTTGAATATAAATTTTAATACATTTATTAAAACACAAGCCCTTTTATTATAGAAAATATGTATTTTTGCAAAAAGACAGGAGATTTTTTGTACTCCTATTAATAATATATTGATTTTTGTTATCTAAAAATTACTTTTATTGGTCTAAACACCTTAAATCGATCGTATATAAATTTATAAACAGTTATTATTTTAAACAATATGGATGCGAATATAGAAAACAAAAAAATTGGCAACAGAAAAATAGTTATTGAATTACGTTTTGAACCAACATTCTCCATTATTGATAAACGCGGGCAAATAATAGATAAGCTAAGAACCCTTGATTGCTATAAAGAGAAATTTGGAGAGATGAATAGTACTCGATTAGTTGTGGGCAATGCTATTGCAGAAGAAGATTGCTCTTCAACATTTGCTGTATTCCACAATCGTATTAGTTATATATCTAGAAAGATAGATAGCCTTGATAGTTATTTTTCTCAATTTGAGAAATCATATAAAGTAATTTTAGATACAATTGGAGAACTAAATATTCTTAGAATAGGATGTAGAATACTTGGAACATATAAGATTGAAAATCAAGATTTTAATGAAATATTAAAAACGTTTTTAAGTGCATTTCCTTCTGATTTTTTGTACAATAATTTTGAAGCTAAAGATTTTTGTTTTCAATTGGTACACGATAAAGGGATGTATAGAATCGGACCTGTGAATAGGAATGATAATTTTCTGGTAAGTGAATTTGATTATAAAGAACATAATGAACATATTGGATTTGCAATAGATACAGATAATTATATTACAAATAAAATCGAATCTATTAATAGTCAAAGTTTAATAAAAGATGTCTTTATGTACTCTCTTACTGTCGAGAAGAATATCTATAATAAAATCCTGAATTTGTTTTGATTATGTCTGGAAATAAATCAAAAAAAGATAAACATAAGTCTCCAATTAGTAAACAGCAGCAGCGAAGACCGAGTGATTATAATATTGAATCTTTTAATCAATATCTAAATCATTTTTCTGATCATGCACCGGCAGCACAAAAGGTACAGCAGGAGACCTTATCTTCAGTAGTAAAATCCAAGCCTTCAAATGGATTAGATACTGGGGCTTCTTCTCATGATAATGAAACTTTAACTGATAGATCTGACTATCTTCATTTGGATGAAAAAATTGATGGGCAAACGCAACGAATTATTGATACCGAAAGAAATCTTTCTGAGAAAATTGAATCTGTAAAAGAATCTGTATTATCAGGTGATAGAGATGTTAGAAAAGATCTTGAGGATAAAATAGCAGAAGCTAAAGCTGAGAATAAAAATCATATAAATACAATATTAACTTTTTCCGGTATTATATTTACTGTTTTATCAATTATTGTGGGACTAGTAGCAACATGTGAAACGCATACTATATATAACAATATAGATGAGAATAATAAAACGATTAAAGAAAACAGGGATAGAATAGAAAAAATAGAAAAGAATTTAATTAAGATACAAGATCATATTGATGCCACAAAAGATTCTTTATAAAAAATATAATTTTATAGTAAAGAGAGTTCAATACTACAATTTTATTGGGATATTTGAGACTAAAATTATTTTTGCAGTAGATAAAAGGATGTTGATATAAAACTCTTAAAATTTCAAAAAAATGAAATATTATGAAAAAATATTACTAGCTTAGCTGTCAATTATGAATTTTCACTAACTAAAGTTAGATAAGAAAATGTTAACAATACTATAACACAACAACTAAATCTATTTTCCAAATGAGAATTTTACATATAACAGACTTTCATTATACGAAAGAAAGTACATTAGAGGTTAAAGTAGTTAATTCTATAATCGATACTATCATAAAGGAAAAAATAAAAATTGATTTCGTATTTTTCACAGGAGATTTAGTTCAAGCAGGCAATAGTGTCGAAATATTTCAATACGCTTGCGATGCTCTGTTTAATAAAATATCAGATAAACTAAATATTTCAAAAGAGTCAATCATCTTTTGTCCAGGGAACCATGACATAAACAGAGAAAAAATTCATTCTGCAGCAAAATCATATTTTGATACACAAATTACATCAAATGAAAAATTGAATGATTTTTATAAAAATAAGACTGATTCAATGTTTATTGATAGTTTTAAACCTTCAGAAAATTATCAATCATTTCTGAAATCGTATCATGAAGACAATGCAATAAATATACATAAAGACCTCTATTCTATTTATTATAGAACTAACAATGAGGATGGTCAGAAAATAGGAATTGTTTGCCTAAACTCTGCATGGGTATCAAGTATAGACAAGACGACAGATAAGACAGATAAGACAAATGATGATAAGGGTAATCTTCTTATTCCAACATCGGCCCTTAATGACATTAAAACTTATATGTCAGGTGTTAGTAAAAAAATAGTACTAATACACCATCCTTTGTATTTTTTAAAAGAATTCAATTTTTACGAAGTGGAAAACTTTATACATAATGAATTCGATCTAATGTTTTCAGGGCATGTTCACAAAATGTCATCAATTTCAAGTCATAGTGGAACAAATGGTATCTTTGAACACGTCGCTAAAGCTTCCCTTTCTAGCGTAGGAAATCTAGGTTGCTCCCTAATAGAATTAGATGATGTTGAAGAAAATTTAATACGGGTAAAAGAGATTACATATATTGAAGATGATAATTTATGCCATATCGGGGCAGAAATTAGGCATACGATACCTTGTGGAATAGAAAAAGCAAAAAAAATAGCTTTTCGACGTAAAATTTTTGAAAAAATTAGCTTAGAAAAAGAGAATGCAAATAAATTACTTTTATTAAAAGGAGATGAAGAAAAAAAGGATTTTTTGTCTCTTTATAACCACCCAGTACTAAAAAACAATTCAGAAGATAGTGCTATTAGAGTAAATTCAAGCTTAATTACTATAGAAGATTTAGCTTCTGGTAATAATTATATCATTTTGGGAAAAGATAAATGTGGAAAAACGACATTACTAAAACGCATTCAATTATATTGTCTTATCAATTATTCCAAATTATGCAAGATTCCCTTTTATATCGACGCCAAAGAATACGAATCTAAAATAGATTCAAATTTTGATTTAAGTCAAAATATAAGGGAATATTATGGCATTAACAAAGAAAAAGTTAAAGAAATTTTGGAAAATTCCGATTTTATCTTATTGATAGATAATTATATTCCTATCTTAGGATTTGCAGTTTATTTAAATGATTTTTTATTAAAAAATCCACATGTTTCATACATTATATGCTCTGAAAATAATATTACTCGATCCGTTGATAAATTTCATGTAGGAGAAACCAAGTCTGAAAAATTATTTTTTCATGATTTAAGGAGGCAAGAAATTGTAACATATACAGAAAAGAGGTTAGCAATCAATCAATCAAAAGATGCTGTTCAAGATAAAATATTTCAACTTTGTAAACAATTAGAACTTCCATTAAATTATTGGACAGTTTCTTTGCTCATATTGATTTATAATAAATCTTCTAACAATTATTTTAGAAATCTTTTTTCGATATTAGATGTATGCGTTGATGAAATATTCGAAAAGAAACAACTTTTAATAGCTCAGAGTCGAATTAGTTTCGAACAATTAAAAACAATATGTGCAGAATTAGCCAAATATTTATTTATCGAACATGAATCAACTGTATATAGTGCTTCTTATTCAGATATCCTATCTTTCATTAATAAAATAACTATTGAAAATGATAGAATATCCACTAATGCTACTGATATATTCAACTATTTTATGGCTTGCGGAATATTAAAACAAAAAAGTGATATTGACTTGTATGTGTTTAGGCTAAATGGCTTTTTCGAATATTTTTTAGCATATCAGATGACAAAAGACTCAGAATTTACGAACGAAATTTTAAGTGATTCCTCAAAATATTTAGGTTTCAAAAATGAATTAGAAATTTATAGTGGTTTCAAACGTGATGATTTCAATTTCTTAAAAAAGATATACCATATTACACAGAAAAAAGTAGATCCAATTTTTAGCATATATGCTAAAAATAAAGACATTGAATTATCTAATAATATAAAAACTTCAAGTCAAATAGAAGATTTTTGTAAACAGATATCCATACAAAAAGCACTGTCTGCAAATGAAAAAGCAGAATTAGAAGATTCTATCGATGAATTAAAGATTAATTCCGATGTGCATTTAGTAGAAAAATTTAGTCCTACCGAGATGAATCCCGAGATCTTAGAAAGATACATATCAATATTATCGCGAATATTTAGGAACTCAGATGAAATACGAACCTATAAAGATGAACTAGTAGATATCTTTAATGAAATAATAGATTATTATTGTGATTTTGGGTTTTATATTGTAGACAATTTCTCTATGTTAGCTACGAATAAACTTAAAAAAGCTCCTGAGACTATTGGAGACTCTCAGGAATTTGAATTGTTGCGTTTTATGTCTAATTTCACTCCTTTAATAGCCCAAACATTTTTATATGATGGAATTGGTCATTATAATATGGAACGGATGATAAAAAATAAAATTACAGAATTAGAAATTGATGTAAATAATAATCAATATAAACTATTCATGTTGTATTTCTTGTTGCTGGACATAGATATAAAAACGAATAAAGATTATATACAAATCGCAATTTCAAATATAAAAATACCAATTCTTAAGTATCTGATAATAATAAAATTAAATTATTATTTAGCCTTTAAAGCTACCAGTGATAAAACATTACAAAATGAACTTGAAAATAAAATCAAGCAAGCCCAATTTAACGTTAATAATAGATTAGATCCAAAAGGTATACAAAAAGGAATATATAAAATTAAAAAGCAATCTCAAATTAATAAAAACAAGATATAAAATATTTTTCAGAATATATCAATCAATATTATTGTAACCTCAAGACATTTCAACTTCTATAGTAAGTTCATAAATATATGGATTTTTACTCCTTTTATCTCTAGTAATCTAATATAAGAGCTACAGTTATTATTGAAACTTGTAATCCTAATGCATTTTATCAGCAGCTTTTCATGGATAATCTAATACAATATTTCGACTACTCCTTTTTATCATTATATACGGCTTTGTATTTATATATTCGACAATATAAGATGTTTAAATAGTCATTTCAGCAACAGTAAATATCCCTAAGTGATTTACTTTTGCGAATATGAATATAGATATAAGCATATTAAAAGAGAATATTTTCCCTGCAGTATACCAAATAACCGGGTATAGCGGAAAAATTGGAAAAGATATAGATAACCTATCTACAACAGAAGATGATAAGAATATCCTTTCTCTATATATGGATGAAGCCATCACTAATCTATCTGATATAATTTCCAGAAAGAGTTTTTTAAAATCGGAAGACGATACGGCCATTGTCATAACTTTTAATATGCCGGCAAACTGGAATATCAATGTACAAACATCTCTATCCAAAAACTTAACCCAATACATAATAAACTATATTTGTTATAAATGGTCTGTCATGACAAAGCAAGAAACCATTAAGTCCTATAGCGATACACTAGAAAGCATCGTTCTTAAAATCAGACAAAATTTATCCGAACGTAATAAGCCATAATCATGGAAGGAAGCAAAAAAATAACGATTGAAATCCTACAGAATGATATAATGAAGGGAGTGAAAAACAATTCCTATTATGTAGGAGAAGCCAGAAAGGACCAACAAGGAATGTTAGAAACGGCATCTAGGTTACAAGCATCTGATGACAACGATGATATTCTTATCAAATTCATTAAATCGGCAGCTTCAAAATTATGTAATCTACTTACAAAAACGATGGGTGATTCTAGTTACGTGTTGACAAGCGCAGACCCATTAAAGTTTATTTTTACCAGTAATGCTGTCGCCAATTTTATGGATTCACAAAAAGGAGCCTTGACTGTTCTCATGCAAGATTATATAGAGAATACTTGTCTTATGGATTGGATGGCCACCAATAAACCGGACGAAGCCAAATGGTTCTTTGATAAAATTGCCTCAATAAGCAACGATATAAGAATCATTTCTTCCCATAGAAGTAAGCCTTCATTATCATGACAAATATTCTCAGCTTCGAAATAAACCTTTTACAAATACTTGAAAAGGTTAACCTCAGAGCATATTACATTATTGAATATGCCAAGAGAAAAGACATCGATTTAGATATAGTCGCTTCCTCTACAGATAACTATGATGAACTGAGAATATATCTAAATACGGCATTAGACAACGCTAAAAACATTATATCTACAAGATCAAGAGATATGGTTGCGACATTAGATACAAGTAATGATATAGCGACTTATACGATAACCCCATACATGCCGAAAAACAGGGCCGAAGAGAATGCGAAATCAATAAAGTTAGCTATCGAAGATTATTTAGTCGCTTATGTGTTATATAAATGGCTCAATAACTATAACTCAAATATCGCCGGCCCTCAATTAGAAGAATCAGAAAACTGCAAAGGGAGAATCATCAATTATATTTCTCTTGCATCCGGGCACATCAGGCGAAGAGCGACCGACTTAGGAGGAATTTAGGGGAGAACTTCTCCCCTCTTTTTATCTTAGCCTATTTGTAAACGACTCGTCTACCATGCACTCTATATAATTTATAGCAACATCCGTCCGGACGCCACCAATTAAACAAACCATAAAAAACTTATAAGGTTTTGATTTATTCATCTTGGTAATAAGGTCCCTTATATCAACCATCTTTTCTTTACCGGCAATTAAATTGAAATGTTCGGCATCATTTGAACCTAAAATGTAAAAGCCGACATCTGAAAAAATGGTCAAGTCCTCGCCTCGCAATTTGACCGATTCCCCCCTTAAATACAAATCAGAAAGCGACCGTTTAACAATAGCCCTTAAAGCACTTTGAACAATTCTTTTCAATGTCATTGTTCCCATCTTAATAGGTCTCGTCACCAATGCCACCGTGGAAACACTCCGATGCGAGTTGTCCATGTCATAGACATTGGTCGTAGTTATTCCGTTGTTTGTTACTTCTGAAAGAGCCAAAATATCGGGATAGGTATTTACAAATGATCTGATACTGATAGGGATCTTGAACCATGATTGCGAAGTGAGGGAATAAACATAACTGTATGGATAAAAACAATTGGAAACGATCACCTCTCTTTCTTTTGAATTATACCCTATTTCGGCACCGACAATATAATCCTTGAACTCGGCAGCCGAAATACAAGCACCAAATTTAGCGACATCAAGTATCTTCTTTATAATAGGCGAAGAATCTGAGCATGAAGGAAGAAAACCATTTATTCCCGTTGAGATACATTCAACGTCAGACCCGCTCACAACCATTAAACCTTGTATCGTAGCAAACGCGACCACCTGATCCAATCCTTTTATGGACTTTCCACTTGTACAAACATGCCGGCTCATTGGCCTAGAAGTAGCATAAACGACATCCGTACCCACTGTCATCGCATAAATACCATCTTCACAAAAGACAAATAACGGATGCTCGCCAAACTGCCCCTGGCTTAACGCCGTGGTATTTGAACACATTCCAACAACAGGTTGCGTTGAAGGTTGATATGTCGTTTTAGACGGAAATATAAAAGGGTTGTTAAGCTCAGAGACCTTAATTACATTTTGACGATACAAAATAGTATTTTGTTCTACAATATCATCCACGCCACTTCCCCATTTTGATATATCATCTTCGCTAAGGTCAGGATAAGAATACTGCTCCTCGTTGCGCCCCCCGGTGATAGTAATAGTTGTAGTATTTAAAAACACGGCAATATTCAAATACTTATGCTTTGATAAGGCAAAATCTTTCCTCTTACCATTTACACAAATAGTCATTTTATAAGCCCTATTATCAGGATATGACAATAGGGGAGTAATCATATTTGGAATATCCGGTACTAGCTGCTTAACAATAACTAATCCCTTATCCGTATTGATATATGTCGACACAGAACCTGCATATGTTGTAGTTGATGCACCAAGCGGAGAGAGGTAGTTACTCCCCCACCCTTTTGAGTAAAGATTCTTAATACTTCCTAGATGAAGTCTTGAATTATAAACGTAACTGTAGTCTGCAGAAATGTCAAGGGTCGAATACGAGTCTTCATCAAGCATTTGCTCCAAAGAAATAGAATCATTCCTAACATCATCAATCCTATTAATTAAATTCCCATTTATATCATATTCGGCAATCTTATAAAATTGATGCTCCTCTTGAATATCCTTAATTAGTTTGTCTTTTTTCTCTTGATATTGATGGTATTTTAATCCGGTACCTGATATTATATCATTTCCCCTATAATTGGTATACTCTATATTATCTTTTAGTTCATTGCACATTATACTTCTTGATGCAAAAACATCAATACCAATAATCAGATCCTTCCAGCTTTCTAAATTCAAGTTAGAAAAACTAAGTGTCGGCATAAATCCCATTACCGCAAACTCGTAAATGCTTTTTGAATCTGCTGATGACTTTGGCTTGAACACCATTTTACCGATTGACATATTTACCGATTGAAAATAATCCAGATTTGCACTATATATATCTCCAAATTTAAAAGTTACATTTTCCGAACCTTTATTCCAAGCCATAAATGCAGGAGAAATATAGATATAATTGCCATCAAACATCCTAAGCCCGAATTTTATAAGTGTTATATCTACAAAATAGCCGTTTTTCTCCAATAGACTAATACACTCATTAAAAAAGCTATATCCGATATTATGAATATCTAAATCTGAATCTTCGCCCTTTAGCTGATAATAGTATTCGCTTTCCGTAACTACCATTTCAGTTTTAGTCTTCTGCCCTATCATTAATCTAGGAACAGGAGGTTTGCTACCGATATACTTATAAACGCCACCAATATGAAGACAGTATTCAATAATACCTTCCTTTACCACACAAACAATATTACCAATAAACTCAAGACGCTTAACATCCTTGATATCCGGTGAAAGAGTTGATATAAATTTGAAGCTATTATCGTATACATCCACACTTTCATCGGTATCTTTTATCATTAGATATTTGTCTGCAAGGCTGTGATAATATGCAGTCTTGTATCTATCAGATAAGCTAGCCTTTAAAATAGGATTTCCAACCGGTTGTAGGGAACCGTCCTTAAGTCTCATGTTGATGAGCTCCATACACTCACCATCCCGGCACATTTCATCATCGGTATTTCGGGTGATCCCACCGAATTGAATATTAACTTTTTGCATTTTTGTTGCTAAAATAAGAGTAATTTATAATGCCGTAGTAGCTAGAATAACAATACCTTTCAAATATGCCTTTTGCTTCAATTGTCAACAAGATTTGGTCTATTACGACATTATTTATACATGGTAATTTACTATATTTGCACTATCAAATCAAAATCGATATGGATCAATTACAGTTAATTCAGAGTAAAATATACGAGATACGTGGCCAGAAAGTGATGATTGACCGCGATTTGGCAGAAATGTATGGCGTTGAAACTAGAGTTTTAAATCAAGCCGTAAAACGTAACTTAGAGCGTTTTCCAAATGATTTCATGTTCCAATTGACTAACGAAGAAACTCAAAATTGGAAATCACAATTTGTGATGTCCAATTCTATAAAAATGGGTATAAGACGTAACCCTTACGCTTTTACTGAACTAGGTGTAGCGATGCTTAGCAGTGTCCTCAATTCTCAGATAGCCATACAAATAAACATGGGAATTATGCGTGCTTTTGTCGCCGTCCGTCAACTTGTTGCCAACCCTCCGATTGATAGGATCGCTGAATTACAAAGTGAGTTGAAAGAACTCAAAACCTATATCGAAGAAGTATTTGTAGATTATAATGACATTAACGAAGATACCCGAATGCAATTGGAGTTGATTAATCAGACATTGGCCGAATTGCAAACTCAAAAGAAACTACAAAACAAGCCTCGTAAACCAATAGGATTTAAATAAAATAGATTTCTTCTCCGTAACTTCAAATAATACTTGTAAGTATTATAATCACAAATATTATCGTAACCTTCAGAAAGGTAGCGGTCAAAGGAGCTTAGTTTCTTCATAATCGAAATGAACATCTTTACATGCATAATTTTTAATGAAAGTATTACGCTGTGATTCTAGATCAGACGTATAAATATCATCCTTTATGCGTTCACGTTTGCGCTCCCATATCAGTGTTACTTTTGTTATGTGATAAACACCCTTAGAAGTCTCTTTATTATTACTTTTTTCCATGTTTATTCCTCCAATAGCTTTGCCCATTTTCTAAATGCCTTATCAAAATTATCTAGATCCTCGAATAAATCTTTTCCGCGTTGTTTGCTATCAATCATCGACGTAAAATCGTTGAAGTATTTATCCATTGCCTTGACCATAGCCGAATGCTCCCTTTTCAATTCGCCTACCAAGCAACCATATTTTAATAGCAAGTCTTCTGTCTCTCCAAACAGATTTGAAGCTTCACAATGAAGAATATGCACAGCGGAAAGTAAAGTATTAATTCTTTTGTCTATCCCATCTTCCCTCATTCTTTCTAAAAGTTCTTTCTTCGGTTTCATAATTACATCACTTTTTAGGTTTTCCATTCTGTGGACATTCGTTTTTAAACATGTTCGGTAAAGAGCAGAGATAGAATGCCTCTCCATCAATAGTCTTGATGAAGAATTTGCAATTCATACAGATGTTTTTATTAATTTCTTTCATTTCAAGCAGCTTTTTAATCGTTTCAAAATATATGTTCCCGGCATGGTTATTCGGCCTTTGGACTTATAAACGTCATCAATCAGCTTTCTGAGTGTATCTCCAAAATCAGGATTGTTCTTCCATTGCATGATCGCGACATATTCATCAGTTCTCACTAGTGGCTTTAAGTCTTCTTTTATGCGAAATAGAACTTTGCTTTTGCAAATAATCTTTCCTTGTTTCTCCAAGTCCTGCATTTGTTTTATAACATCGACAATGGAATAACCGGAATGAGAATCCATCCAAGAAAACAACTCCCAAATGCGAGAACCGGATTCCCCTTCATTGGAAAGTCTTCTAAGTTCTTTTATGTCGTCATTGTTAGCACCGTACTTTTTGCAGTAAAGCGTTAATTTTTCCCCTAAAGAAGATTCTTTTTGAGCCTCCTCATCTTCCGACTTCTCGACGACGTCAGGAGGAGAAAGAGGAGGTATTTTACTTTTCTTTCCTTTACTTTGTGTACTTTTCACGGAGTTTATAGGCATTTCTTCGGAAGTTATCCCTTTTTCTTCCGAAGAAATAGGCTTTTGTTCGGAAGAAACGCTTTTTTTCTCTGAACAAATAAGAGAGTAGCATGAAAAGTTTATGACTCTTCTTGATAAGGAACAGATCTCTTTATAACGTTCTTGAATTCCCTTTGACGTCAAGACTTTATCCGAGTCGAAAAGCTCTTTAGAAAATAACCCTATTACCAAGCAGCATTTAATCACCTCGCGTATATAAACCTCTTCATAGCCCGTTTGTTCCGATACTATGAAAGGCAACTCTTCATCCCACCTCATGTAATACCCTTCTTTGTAGATATTACATAGCAGGAGAGCATATACTGTTATAGCTTTACCACCCTGGTACTTGATTAATTTTCTAATTTTCAAATCCTGAAAAAAGCAGATATCAAATGGGAAATAGTCCAAACCTATTTTTCGATTTCTACCCATGTTACACGTCTTTTAAATATTCAACTACTTCTCTTTGAAAATCATCGAATGACCGACAAATAATATACTTGCTCCCCATCCGCTCTATTTCGGCTTGCCATTTCTTCTGCGTATCAGATTGCTTTCCTTTCTGTGTTTTCATCTCCACACACAAAGCGCCGTAATGCCGGTTACTACGTAGAAGTATCAAATCGGAAACGCCCGCCGTTGCGCCCTCTTCTTTCAGTTTTGCCCCTGTTATGTCATCACGTCTACCACCGTTTGGGACAGCAAATAAGACATACTTCAACTTTGGATAGGCAAACCGAAACCAGCGTACACAAGCACATTGCAGCCGATGTTCATCATCAGATGGTTTCTTTCGAGAGATTGTTTGGCTTTTTAGCATTTCATCATATTTCATATTTTATGATTTAAAATAAAGAAGGTGAGCAGTTCGGCCCACCTTCATACATAACAATGAACTAGAAGCCTATACTTCAATAATTACAATGTCAGGTGCAATCTCTTTGATTTTATCCAACTGTTCATTAATAACTCTGTTCTTGTATTCTTCTATTGCTTCATTGGCACCGGCAGAAATGAGAGAAAGAGAAACATCTCTCCCATCGACATCAGCATAAATTTCAACTTCAATCTCTTCATTAGGGAAACCTTTGAATAAAGGGATATTGAGTTTGAATGATTTTGGCAAATTACTATCTACTACCTGAGAGTAATTATCCACCTTACTACCATTTTCCTCTTTACTCCTTTCAATATCCTGATTGACTTTAGCCTTGAAGTTTCTCAAAATGGACACAAGTTGCATATTCTGTGATTTGTCGGTAAAGAATGCCCGGTGCATCTTAATGAATTGAGAAAGTTTATTGGGCTCCCAAGCTCTTTCAGTATTAATGCCGAACTCTTTCATCTCTTTTGAAAGCGCAAGCATACCGGCAATACATGCTTGGTAGTAATTGGTTTCGTCAATAACCAACTTAAGATACATGTTATCCCTATCTACAGAAATATTGGCCGTCTTTTGTATAATACAGTCAATACGCTTTTCCAACCATCTGAAAGGAGAATCGATAGTTCCATCAATTGTTACTCTTTGAGGTTCTTTAGGATCCAATGTTATTGGGGCATCTCCCTCTCTTAACACAACTTCAATCGGTGTACCATTATAATCTTTAGGTACCACCACGTTCAATTTGTTTTCACTCATCTGTTCCAGTTTTACGATTAATATTAAAAATTGTCTTTTGCATCTCCTGTGGCATAATAGGCCGTGAATAGACAAGCTCTCCTAATGAATTGTAAAATGCAGCCATTTTTTCCTCATGATAGAGAATCTTAGCGCATTCTTCATTTTCAACATATTCAGAGCCTCTCTTAATGTTATCAAGAAGTTTCGATTTCGTTTTTGTAGGTTCTTTTAATCGTTCCTTAAAATCCTCAACAACTTCTTTTTTCTCAATCTCAATATCATTTATTTGGATTGAAACTTCAGCTAGCGATTCTTTTTTCTGTGCCAGCTCCTCAGGTGTAAAGCGATGAGTGTATCCGATTGGCTCCACAGCATCTGCATTGTCCTTTAAAAATTCCCACCTATCTTTTTCCGGCAGGTTTTGACCTAAAAATTTGTCCATTGTCTTTTTTGTTCATTAAAATGTTCTTAATTCTATTGATTTCACTTTTATATTATTCCCGAATCGAAATATCTTGGATTACTTCTTGGTATCATTCTTTGTAAGCTTATTGATCATTACCTTTAATTGCCTCGCTTTATCTATTTCCCTGGTAGTAACAGAGCGTTTACGAATTATCACAGAACAATCGTTTAGAAGCTTTAAGAGCTTACTTGTATCAGTTTTGCTTAAGTTAAGCATGACATTAGTTCATTAAAGTATCTTTCGTCCGTAGGAACTTCATCATCGCTACCTGTTATCTGACTAGCAATTGACTTCTTATCCATGATAAGCTGATATAAATTATCATCAATTGTATCTTCACCGATAGCGACATAAGAGTTAACAGCCTCTGTTTGGCCGATCCGATAAGCTCGGCACTCGCATTGGCTTAGATCAGCATAAGTCCAGGGCTGCTCAATGAAAAGTTCGTAAGAAGAAGCGGTAAGGGTAAGCCCAACTCCAGCTGCTTTAATAGAGCAGATAATTATGTTTGCTTTTTTTGATTGAAAAGAATCAATAGCCCATTGTTTTTGTTGTTGCGAATTTCTCCCTGTCACTGTAACCGCATCAGGAAATACAGCTTTCAATTTATCTACTATATCATGATGAGAACAAAAAACTATAATGTTCCTACCGACATTCTTAATGAATTCAACAGCTGAATTTACTTTTCCACTTCCGGTTATATGGCGCAGGTTCATGAACTTCACTAATGCCTGCATCCGCATCTTCTTTTTTATCTCCGCATCCGAACACCCTTTATATTCCTGAAGATATCTCTTTAAATCCTCACGACAAGTGTCGTACTCTTCTCTACTTACCGGATCAAGTTCACATACAAGCGTCGTTCGTGTCAGAGGGGGCATATCTTTGAAAACTTCTTTTTTCTCTCTCCGAAAATAGCATTTTTCCTTGATAAGTGCTTGAAGTCGGCCCAGGTTATCACCACCTCCAAAATCGTGCATAAACTGTCCATATCCCCCAAATTCGTTAATCTTACCAAGAATAGCTATTTGCGTTGCAATGTCGGCCGGAGAATTAACGACAGGTGTACCGGTGAGCATCATGATATATTCTTTACCAGATGCTATTCCTTTGGCAAATTTGGTCTGCTGAGAACTGGGATCCTTTACCTTGTGACTTTCATCGAATATAACAGATTTAAACTGTTTGATAACCGATTGAAAAATTACATCCTTCAGTTTAAATCCTTTCGGTGCGGAAACCACAAAGTACTTTCTTAAGCTCTCGTAGTTGCAAATCACCACATCGTACATGTTCATTGAGCCGATGAAATAAGGAAATGTAGACTTGACCGAATCAGTAAGAATGAGGGGCCTTAAACTTGTGAACTTCATCGTTTCCCTTTCCCAATTTATTTTCAAGGAAGAAGGGCAAACGATTAATGCCGGCGTTGCTTTTGCTGTTTCGATAGTAATTAAAGCTTGCATTGTTTTTCCAAGCCCCATATCATCACCATTTATGAATCTTTTAAGCTCTAGCCCTTTCTTGATTCCAGCTTCCTGATAGGAATATGGAGTTATTTTCCTTTCCACGGCCAACCATTTAATTCATAAACACGTTTCTTCGCCAACCCTCTCTCATTCGGGAAATAAACTCTTTCCCCATCTACTTTGTGAGCGCCACCAACACCGTTAACAGGCTCTTCTTCTTGGTAAATCTCAAAATTCTTACCACATATTGAATAAAAATATTCTCCAGGTTTCATCGTCACATAAATTTATAGAGTTCTTCTTCAATGTCGTTTTTTGTAACGGGCAAATATTTGCTGATCATCAATTGGCATGCTATATTGAAAAACCTTCTAAAATATAATTCGTCCATTTCCTCGAGAGAAATAGACGAATGTATTTCTATTGCATCCGAAGTAATTTTCATACCTAAATCTTTTTCAATTTCTTGATGAAGATTATTTTGACAGTATATCTTATACTTATTTTTTGCTTCATCCGATAGATTCTCTAATACTAATCTAAGCATGCCGAAATAACGTTTATGATTCTGTATATTCCGGGGATAGGAAACGTCAGCACATATATTGTTCCCGATTTTCAGTTTTTTCAATTCTTTCATGTCTGAATCATATAACGGAAGAAGTCCCCAACTCATGACTTTAAAAAACATTTTCATATGAATATCCAATATTTAAAAGACAAATCTAAATATTTCGCTCTCCCCCTTTCATATACCTCATCACCTCTATGTATCATCTTATGGAATACCTTGAAATTTTTCTTCGATATCGCATATATGAAGTCACGGTTACCATGTTCCGGATTGAGGGAATGAGCAATGTCCATGTACCATGCCCGACTTCTATCCCAATCAAAGAAATCTATCGAATCCTCGAACTGTTTCTGAGAAGTAGCCGTTGTCGTTTTTAAATCTCCTCCAAATCCGTAACTACTCAACCACCAATCCCATTTACAACGTGTCGATAGATCAAATTGAAAGCATCCATAATCAAAATGCTGAGAAGAATTAACAAGAAACGATTGGCAATCGGCTATATTAAGTACCGTTTTCAGGAATAAGTCCTTTTCCGATTCTTTCATTATAGCCTTTCGCATCCTCATACCCCAATCAAATTCTTCTTTTGTGTATTTCTCGCCATCAACACTGAAGTCATACATGTTCACTTTTGATATTTCCGTAATAAAAGCATCTACAAGGGTTCCAAGTCGAAAAGCCTTTTGTTTATCTCTTTCTGACATGAAACAAAGGGAGGGATAAAGTTTATACTTAAGGGTGGTGAGGTCAGAATTACTGACCTCGTCCCTTTTGTAGTAAGAATCACTTGGCTTTGACATCATCAACATACTTTATATATGGAGAAACGATCAGATTGTCATCACTCTTATTCGCTTGTTTCTCTGCAAAAGAGACAGCGAATTTGAGCTTTTTAGACAGATCCTCAATACTCATATTCACACCTTCGCCAACCCACCACAACTGTATGATATTGAGGAATCCTTTAACATCAATAACTTCTATCTTCTTTGTTACCTTTGCAGAAGTTACGGGAGCAACGGCCGTTTGATTAAATAAATCATCCATACTTTTCTTGTTTGAAGAGAGCGCTTCAGCCTGCTTCCTTTTATCCTCTTCAGCTTTCCTTTCCGCTTCTTTCTTGGCTGCAACGTCAGCGTCTTTTCTAGCGAGTTCTTCAGCAGCTTTTTTTGCTGCGTCGGCATCGGTTTTCTTTTGCTCTTCTATCTTTTCGAGTTCGATTTTCTTTGAGGGAAGTTTCAAGAGTAAGTCATCTTTCAATGAACGTATCTCTGATTTATATTGTTCGTTAATGGAGTCCTTTACTTCCGAATAAGCGCTTTTGCATATCTGCTTATATGTTTCTTCATCTATATTCTGTGGAGGAAAAGGCTTTTCCCAATAGTTCCCAATATTAAAGGTCTCCAGATAATTAAAAATCGTATTTTTAACGTCATCAATAATATCAAGAGTAACATCTGAGAATAAACTATTCAGACAGCCAATATTTTCATCAAGCGCTTTATTGACTGCAGCATGAAGCCTTTCTATCACTTCTGCATGAAGATTGTTTTTCGATACCAATAGTAACTGTTCGCGCTGCTGCCTTTGCCTCTCTTCTTCGGCGGCCTTAAGTTTGGCCGCAGCGTAATCATTCCTCAACTTTTGAAGCATGTATATTACACCCTCAGCATTTTTTATAGAAATTGAATTTTCCATATCAGTGAACACTTTCTTCACCTTATCAAACATCTGCGTAACCGGCTTACGACGTTCGTTAATGGCTTTTTGCGTAAGAACAACTCTGTCTATGAATTTTTTTATTTTTTCATCTTTAGAATCATCCATGTGACCTTGAGAGACATCGGTATAAAGAGATTTTCCATAAGCCAAACATTTCTCTACACTATCACTATTCTCCTGATATGAATTAAAAGTCAGATTCTTTATATCAGAAATATTCTCGAGTTTGATTAGTTGATTATCCATATACAATAATATTAAAATGGTCCGTCGTCTTCATCTTTAGTATCAACTTTAGTACCCTCAACCTTTTTGGGTTCTTCACCGAAAGGTTTAGGTTCTTCCTTAATTTCAGGTATGGGTACCTCATCATCGTCAGCTTGCATCACAGCTCCCTCACCGACAGAAATACGAGGAAACGTTTTAAAAGCGTGCTTAATAATTTTGGCGGCAAAAAATCCCGAATCAATACCGCTACCATCTGGAGATTTGCCATATAAAGCGTTAGCTTTTCCGTCAACATACATTCTAAGGTGATCATTCCACCTCTTATTATTTTTTTCGGAATAGGACATTAAACGTCTGACATCTTCAAGGTCCATCACTTTATAGTCTATTGAGTTGTCTGGACGGGTAATTTTTACATATCCTGCAATTATTTTGGCCTCTGGTTTCCGAGGAAAAGTCTTCGTATAGTTTACAAAAACTTTCCCGTCTCTTTCACCATAAGCAAAAGAGTCACAGTCATAGACAATAACCGGATTGTTAACGTCTTTAATTTGGCCTGCACGTTTACGAATTAATAATTCTCCATAACCGCTAATTTTGAGTGCTGCCTGTGTTTCCCGAATGTCCTTTCCGGCCGAATCTTTACCAATTCTTACGCTTCTTGGCTCCAAATAGCACTGAGTTGATGCATTCTTTTCAAGTGATAAACCATTGATCGCAATAGAAATAAATGCATTAAAAAGAGAAAAGCCAGAACATTTTTTCAAAGAGTCGGATTCTTTCACGAAATTTGAAAATAAGTTTGATTGCTCCTCATAGAAACTCTCTGCTCCGTTTTCACCGAACTTTGCTTTATACACAAGCAAAAATTTGTCTGCTGCATGAGAATCAAAAGGAATCTGATCCTTTGTTATTTTCTCCAGATGATCAATAAATGTTGTATCCATTATTTGACCTCCTTGTCTATTTCAAAAATAGCATCAATAACCTTACGCAACAGTACCAGTTCTTCATAAGAAACACATACCTTATTAAAACTTTCTCGCGAAAGTTCGAGTGCTTTAGCATTAGCATCATAGGCAAATGCTAAAGGAGCATTTGCTGGTGCCTTTTCTTGACCATTCATTTGAGTGATTTTTTAATTTATAAATTGAAAATTTAAATTGCATGGTGGGTTATCATTGGGGAACTTTACAGCAAGTTCATCCAACAATTTTTCTTTCAAAACAGTAATAGAGCCGTGATGGACTCTATTTTCGGCATCTACTTCAAAATGAAGTTTCTGCCCATTGTATAACACAACGAAAAATCCTTTGATAATGTGCATAGTATAAAAATTTGAGTGAATAAAAATGCCCCGACAAATGAATGTCGGGGACTTACTTAAGCTTACGCTCTCTACTGACCTAGATTTGCTTTTCAGATGAGCCAGCGGCTAACCGATGCCGAGCGGGTTTAATCATGCGTGCATCTTCACGCCTAAATCAGTTTTACAGAGAACTTCCAATGATTTGTGGACGGAACCGGTAACGATCCGGCATACACACTCCTAGTTGTGTGCAGAGCATTCCATACGCCCGCCCGTTTGCCGGAATTACCCGGCATAGATTATAAATCAAATAAGAGGACTTTCACCCCACGTTTCCCTTAAAAACGGCTATTTGGGTTAATAATATTCTTAATAAGAAAACCCCTTCCGCAAGTATCATATCCTGTAAGTGATAACACCCATACCCAGGACGACGAAACGGAAAGGAAAAATTTAATACTTTGAGCAAAATAAAACGGCTATCTTCACAGACCACCGCTTATTAAAATAAAATAGTAATACAGAAAATTATATGGATTAATGATTTGATCGATTTAAGGATATTCGACTTTCACAAGCAGAATATCCAAATGGTATTCAAATAGACTTAAAACATCGTTCCCGTGCCCGTTCCGATATTTCGAGCTTACCAGCATTAGCATGCTACGGGATTATATATAGTATTGAAAACTTAATTTCAATTTAAATTCCATGAATAACTATATGACATTTGTTGAACATATACGTATCGTTCCTGGTCGAACCGGTGTTACGATTAACTCGCCTTCTGCTATCTATTGTTTAAGAGTGCATTTCCTCACGTCTCGCAGCTTCCGCGTCAAACATCATTTTTGTTCTTCGTACGGGATTCGAACCCGTGACTTTCCGTCCTAATCAAATTACCGGATACTCTACCACTGAGCTAACGAAGAAATATTTTAAATAATTCTTTTGGATCTTACGAAATCGTCTAAATCGGATTTCTTATACCAAAGCATTTTTGAACCAAATTTGTAGAAAGGAATAAGAGCATCATCTCTGAGTCTTTGAAGAAACCGTTGTGTAACTCCAAGATATGCACAAGCTTCATCTTTCGAAAGCCATACTTTTGAAATTTCCTCAACTTTACCTAACGTCTTTCTTCTCATAATTATCTAAATAGAATTTTGCAACTTCATCACCATTGGTAGAACCTATTTTCTTTGATATTTCTTCGTAAGTCTTTCTAGGAAGATGAGAACTTACGTATTCGTAATAGTCGCTACGTCCTGCTATTCCTATGAGAAACATTAATGCAACTATTGCCAACATCGCAAAAGCGAGTTCTTTATACTTTTTCATAAATACTTTATTTTGTGGTTACAAAACATTATAACTTTGACTTCTTTGTATAGCCAAGCCGTCTCAAATAATCGTCTGTTCTTTTCTGAGCTTCATGTCGGATATTATCCGCTAAAACACTATCCGTTATTCCACGCAAAGCACATACAACAGTGGGTCTTGTTGTACCAAACTGTTCCATTAATTCGGATATTTTCACGCCAACATACTTATCTTTTCTCATTTTATTTGTTTTTAAAATTCTATTTCCTAACTTTGCCTAATTGTTGAAAGACTTTCGATTTTGAGTATTGTTTTCAACAATCGACAATGCAAATATATTGTCAATTGACAATATATGCAAATATTTAATCCCTGAATATAGTCGAATGACAATATTTAGAATATATCTAAATAATATTATGGTTAAAAATACTGTTATAGAAAGAGTTAGATGTATTATACAATCTAAAAATATTAGTCCAAGAGCATTTGCAAATGTTATTGACTTCAATTATGCTACACTGAATGGATATCTTTCAGGTAGGAGAAGTAATGTAGACATAGATTTAATCAACAGGATAATACTGTCGTTTGACAATATATCAAGCAAGTGGCTCATTACTGGAGAAGGAGAAATGATGAAATCGAGCTCAGTAGCAAAAACAGAGACTCGCCCACGCATTCCATACGATGCAGCAGCAGGAACACTTACAGAATCTATTGGTGGAGTTGTTGAATATCAATGCGAACAAGTTCCGATAATATCGGCCTTTCCAAAATACGATTTTACAATTACGATAAAAGGAAATAGTATGGAACCTGAATTTCATTCGGGAGATGAAGTAGCTTGCCTTAGAATCAATGAGAAACAATTCATACAATGGGGACAAATACATGTACTTGATACCGATCAAGGCGTTGTAATAAAAAAGATTTATGATGCCGGTGAAAAAGTTCGTTGCCACTCTTACAACTATGAAGAGTATCCCGATTTTGAAATAGCCAAAACGAATATCAGGCTATTTGCACTTGTTGTTGGACAATTAAGACTGAAATAAAATGAATAAAGGTGATATATATAACATCATATTAAGTAGTGAAAAACCTATAAGAAAAATTCTTAAAACACACCCTTTTGGAGAACAATTATCGGATGAAATTATCGAAAGGAGCTACTCTCAGCTTTTTGAACTTGGAGACTCTGACATGAGTGATATTCGCACTGCAAAAAGTCTACTTAATTTATCTATAAGTTCTGTTTTTAATAAATGCCAATCTGAAAATATATTTGAAAGAAGATTAGGATTTTCTTTTATACTTTCAGACAGAAAAGAGTCTAGTTTAGATTTTATCAATAGGAAATCGAAATGTCTAAATGATTTCAAGAAAAGCGTTGATACAAACGATATTAATATATCTGCGTTTGAAAAAAGGCTTAAAGAGTGTATCAATAAAGACTACAGAAAAAGGGGTATAGAAAATAGAATAGCTTTCTATTTAAAACATAAGATTAATATAATATTCGGAATAATATTAATTCTTCTTATTTACCTATTCGCTTTAAATGGAAGATATAAACCAATAGGCAACAGTGAATACGGTTTATATAAAGACACCTGGACAGGTAAAATCCATAGCGCATTTATGGAATACGGAAAAAATCCACAATAAGAAATAATATTATGAAACATTTATTCCCTGAATTAGAACAACAAAATAAAAAAAATCTTTTTGTAATTGGTAATGGTTTCGACCTTGCAAGTGGTATCAATTCCAGTTATAAAGATTTCAAGCAATGGCTGGAAGAAAACAAAAACAGTCAGTTAATAAATATGATGGATATTTTCTTCAGTAATAAACGAGATGTATGGGGAGATATTGAAAAAGCTCTTGGTGAATATAATGAAGATAGCATCGTTGACTATTGTAAACCTGATGAAGAAATTGATTATGACCATTTTACGCGCTCTATAGCAGCAGTGGAAGATGCTCCTGATTGGATATTTAAGGAAGCAATATTGGATGATTTTATCAAATTATTCAATGATTGGGTTGATAGCATCAACATAACAGATGCAAAGAAAGTTTGTAAATTACCAACAGATAGTAAGTATTTAACATTCAATTATACCGAAACTTTGGAAAAAATATATGATATTCCTGATTCTAATATATTGCATATTCATGGTTCTCGATTTTCAGATAAATACACTATTGGACATAATAATCGAAGGAATCCGGATGATGCGTATAACGATGAAAGCGAAAAGCCATACATACAGGATACATACAAAAAAATTATTAAATGGATGAATGATCTTTTAAAAGATACATCATCTATTATTAATAAAAATCAAGACTTTTTTAATAGCTTATCAGATATTGAACAAGTTATTGTTTATGGACACTCTTTTTATGAAGTCGATTGGCCATATATGGAAGAAATCGTTAAGCATACTGGAACAGACAAGCATTGGTTAATATCATATCACGAAATTGAAGATTTGCAACGAATAGATTCTTTTGTACAAGAAAACAAATTAAAGAATATAAAACAAATTAATTTATAAAACGGTTTTTACATTCATCTGAAAAGAGTTTTTTTATTGTTACTTCTATATAAAAAACTTCTACAACACGCATTCTGCACCTTTTAGTTTGCAGAATAAATTTATGTAGAATTGAAGAACTCGATGCAAAACACAACACATATGTGCGATCGCTTGATTTTTCTTCATATCTTTGCAACAAATTTGAGTGAAATAAGCGCTGGTCTCAACCTTCAAGGTTGTTGGTCGGCGTTTTCATTCATATAATCAATCACTCTCCTATTTGCATCATCCACTTTCTTCAAATCAAACTTTATGTAAATGGATGTCACATCACTTCCGATATTGTGGCCGAGCGCAGCCGAAATGGTTTCTTTAGGCGTATCCAATGCCGCTGCAAAAGTTGCCCATGTATGCCGGCTCCAATATGAAGATAGAGCCGGAAAAAGCGGAGTCCTGCATTTTTTCCCACCACGCCCTATTCTTTCGACTTCTCCGATCTGCTTCAAAGCGATATCCATTCGATGAAGAAAATCCTTATAGTTCGAATAATCATCCATGATATTTAGCAGATATTCTTGTCCACGATATTTATTTATAATTTCCATTGCCTCCGGCTCAACTTTGATCGAATAGAACTTATGTGTTTTGGCCCTGTAATATTCAATCCTCCCCTCTGGCGTTATTTCCTTCAAGCGGAACAAATCTGCGGCATTTATCCCTATCAGATATACCATAAGTATAAACATATCCCGATATCTTTCTTGGTGCTTTTCTACAGGATAATCTCTGAGTGTTCTTAATTGCTCTACATTAAGAGAGCGCTTTCTAGTCTCTTCCTTTCTTATTTGAAATTTTCTAAAAGGATACAGGGTAGTAAACTCTTCATCTATCGCATAATTGAAAACCGCTCTGATATTTCTTAAGTGAATGGCATACGCATTTATCTTCATCGTCTCAGCCATCCAATTTTCGAAAGAAGTCAGCCACTTACGATCCATTGTATCAAAAGTACAATTTCTATCAAACTCCACTATTTTATTTCGCGTTGTACCATAAACGGATTTGGTACCTTCATTACTTTTTAGAGAAACAAATTCATCGAGATAATCGATGAATCTCTTTACCACTTGCTTTTTACCCGTTACAATCTCCAGTATTTTTTTCTCAAAAGCCAAATCTTTACCCGGACGAGGGTTATAATCGATCGTATATCTTTCGACGGCATTTCTTATTTCACTAAGCTTTAAATTCTTAATCTTACTGTTCGGTACATTCTTTGATAAAATGCCATCAACAAAGCTTTTCGGATCAGGAGTAAATATACCCGTATTAATAGGATATAATCTATCATTATAATATACCGTCAAACGAATAGGATATCCATTTTTGCCTTTATAATTCCTAACTTCTAATCTTATATTCAT